CGGCTTCAGTGCCTTCGCCGGTCACATTCAAGATTCGCACGAGGGCCGTAGCCGCCTCGGCGCCGGCGATATCCGAGGCGGTGCCCAGCTTGGCGATCGTCTCGGCGAACAAGGCGAGGTTTTTGACGCCCTTGACGCCCAACTGACCGGCGGCCTGGGCGATCGAGAGCAATTCCGTGCGGGCGAAGGGAAGGTCGCGGCTGATCCCCGTGATTTCGCCCCGGAGCAAAGCGAGATCTCTTGTCGTGAGGTCGGCGGTCTTGCCCACTCCCAACAGGCCCTGCTCGATTCCCGAGAATGCCTTGAGCGCGGCGACGCCGGTAAATCCGGCGAATGCGGCGGCGAGCGCCGCGGCGATCCGGCGCCCGACATTCCGGGCCACTCGCTCGGTTTGTTGCAGTTCGGATTGGACGCGCTTTACACCAGTGACCCCTTTCGCTGGGTCAACGATGACTCGGATGTTGAAATCGGCCATCTAGCCGCGGTCTCCGAATTTCGCCATCTTGGGCTTGTTGCGCTCTCTCTCGGCCAAGTATGTTCGATCCAACGCGAGAATGACATCCTCGAGCACATTTGTCATCTCTGGGTCGAGCCCCATCCGCTCGGCATATCTATCAACCGCCGTCCAAGGGATCGGGCCCACGCCGAATCCGGTCTCTCGGCAAGTCGTCAGCTTGTCGAAGGCCCGCAGGAGAAAAGCGCCCGACTCGCAAAGCTCGGGTTCGTCTAGATACCAATCGGGGAGCGGCTGTCCCCGCGAGAGAGCGACCTCGACCGAGTACCCATCGCGGCCGAGCTTCATCTCCCAAATCAGCCGCTCGGAGAGTTTCCCGAAAGGGCCTCGACATCAATCGCGTCCGTCTGCCGATAATTCTCCGGGTCTTTGGCATAGAACCGAAGCGCGTCGAAATCTTCCTCGGATCGCGTCCAGATTGCCCGCATGAATTCGCGCACGTTGTCGGGATTGAATTCGACCGCGCCGGCCGCGTCCATCATCGGGCCATCCTGCGGGATCCCGGCCTTGAATTTCTTGGACCCCTTGAACGACACCAGAATGTCGTCTGGCCCACGATACTCGAGACCCCAGCCGGTGACGACAAATTCGGGGTATAGTTCAAGATCCCGCTCCCGCGCGAGATCCATTACCTCCAACGCCAAGTTGACAGCCGCGTTGTCGTCGATTCCGCCTTTTGGCTTCCTCTTGCCCCTCTGCTTTGCGGTATTGATGCGCAACTGAGCGGCGTCGCGGACGAGCATTGCCCGGCGCCATGCGTCGTTTTCATTGCCCGCCGGGCGCATATCGATGAACGGAATTCCGTTCCCGTTCATGCGAAGCGTGGGCATTCTAAAGCGCGAGATCGTATCGCCGGTGATCGCCTCAGCGGCGACGAAACCAAAGTCAGCCATTCTTGTTCACTCCAAGCCGGGATGCGTCGGGAAAGCGTCCCCCAAGTCCCGACAACGAGGGGGACGCCCCGCCCGCGGAAGAAGGATAGAAAACGCGGACGGGCTTATGCTGTCAGATCATTAGGCGGCGGGCAAGACGGGGAACAGCGAGAAGCTGATAGGATACCCGAGGATCGGATCTTTGAACGCGCGATTTTCGAGAGTGATCCGCACCGACTCATTCCGGGGGAAGGCTCTATCGCCGCCGCCGAGCTTCATGCTCGGGATATCGACCGCGACGGCGCCATCGGAATTCCTGACAATGAAATCGAAGTTCGAAGTCAGGTTGCCGTTCATGGCGCTGATTACCGCCTCGTCGGTGAACAAAACCTCGGCATTCATCACGACTTGGAGGGTGCCGATGTTGATCGATTTTGCGCCCAGCGTCGCGATGCACTTGTCGGCCGCGGCTTGGTTGTTGAACTGGATATCGAGCGACTTAAAGCAGCTTCCGAACCCGAGGGTGTCGAAATTGTCGAACCGCAAACGAGCAACGTCGATCGAGCTCGAAAGCCCCTCGGTCATCGTCGGGCTGGCCGCGTCCGCCGCATTCGTTTCCCGGCTGGCGACGCCTACCGGATCGTCTGTATCGGTCCCGATCGCCGCGACGTTCATGGTGCATTTGTCCGCAAGCGGAACCGTGAACCCGATGGTGTTGATCAGGTTGCCGCGAGAATATTCGTAAGCCACCAGCCCGCCGGACAACAGATTTGGCGACTCGAGCTCGCCCGCGACGGTAATCTGATTGAAATCAGCCGAGTCAGTCGCAACCGGCCTCAGAAAGCGCCCGAACAGGATATCGATGTCGAGGCCGGCGCCGTTGTCGACGGAATAGGCTTGCGAGCGGTTTACGAGAGTGATCTCGTTGGTGGCGATTGCCGAAATTCGGGCGGGCCCAAAATTCTCGGCGAGCGCAAACCTGTTCGCGCCGGCGGTGCCGCCAATGTGGATGATCTGCCCCACAGTCAGGTTGAGCGTCGTGAAATCGAGCAAGGTCGAGATCAGGTTTTGGCTCGCGTCGATCTCGAAATCCCCGGTTGCCCCGCGGACCCCCGCAACCTCGACCGTGGCGCCGGCGGGCGGCGTCGCCTCGATGGCGGTTCCGGCCGCGATGATCAAGACGGCCGTCGATCCAACACCGACGAGCTTTTCGCCGTTGTTGGCGGCGATCAGGAAACCGCGGGCAAAGATGATCGTATCCTCCGCCAGCGCGCCCCCGGAATCGACGTCATAGCCCGTGGCCGCGCCGGCGAGATTGAGCGCCCGGCCGAAAGAGGGCGGGCCGACCAGATTGGCGAGGCAGAAGGGCTCGGCGCTTTCGAGGAAAGCGGACATGGTCCAATCGCTGTCCCATTCGAGCGCCGAGTCAGCGTCGGTGAGGACGCCCGCTCGCTCCATCCGGTCCTTGCTGATCGGATCGCGCTGGACGAGCGTATTGCGCTTCCCGAAGCGGCCGATGTCGTTCGGCTCGATGTTTGTCCATTCCGGCTGAGCTGGCAGGACACCAGGGGTGAGCTCGCGCGCGAGCGCCATGTTGACGTTTGACGTTTGGACTTCTGGCATTGTTACGGCCTCACTTTGTCGCCTGATAGAAGAACGGTATTTCTGCGATCATCATCCGCATTTTCCCGTCCTTACCCGCCTCTCTGAACTCTCCGCCCTCGAATTTGAGCCCGGAATGTTCCTTAGCCTCGAAAATCTCAACCGCCTTCGCCACCAGGGCATCGCCCCTCTTGGCGTTCTTAGAGATCCGAGTATAGACCTGAATCATCGCGAGCGCACCCCGCTCGAATTTTCGATTACCGACGCCGCCGATATTCACTTGCGGGCCCCGGTTGCCGGCCCGCGCGCCAGTGTGGATTACCGAGAAACGCGCCCATTCGTCAGTAGGCGGATCCACCGTTGCACCGCTGTCCGGATCCGCAAAGCCCTCGTCCTCGATTACGAATGCGGTCAGCTCGTCGCCAAGCTCGTCGACCCACCCGTCGATGAAAACCGAGGCGGCAATGCCGCGTGCGTCCTCGATCAATACCTCGGTCATGCGGCGAGCCCCGCAAGATCTACCGTGAGCGCCTTGTTGATCCCGCGCTGGACGAAGCCGGCGGGGGCTTGCTGAGAGTGGCCGTCATTGAGCGCCCCAATGTAGGGCACGCCGTTGCCGATCTGGATGATACCCGGAAATCTGTAGCCGCTGATCACCGAAGACGTGGCGGCGGTCTGTGCCCCCTCGGCGCTGCCGGTAAGGCGATCCTTCGGCTGAGGCGCCGCCGGCACATCAGTGAGCCCTAGGCCCGGAATCCAGTTGGCGCGGGCCCAACCGGAATCAACGGGCGTCGTCTCGATCAGATTGGCGATGATATCCAGAGTGATCTTGGTCATGAGGCGCTCGACGAAAAGCTCAAGCTCCTGCCCGATCTCGGCCGCGTCTGCCATCTTTCGCCTCCATCTGGGCGACGACCCTGCCTAAACCGCCGCCCCGTGCCCTGGCGAGTTCAGGCGTGCGCCCCCTCGCCCCCTGTGCTGGCCGCCTGGGCCGCGTCATGCTCGGTATGGGCGACGCCTCCCGAGTTGCCCTCAACGGGCTCAGCGACGCTCACATAAGCGATTTTGCCCGCTTTGGCGGCGATCTTGAGCCGACCATACGTTTCCTTATCGACGGTGAGCAAATTCGCGTCATGATCGAGCGCGCCTTCCACGTTGTCCACGATCCAGTAGCCGCCCACTTTCCCGCGATATTTCAGCCGGTGCACCGCCGGGTCGAAAGTAAAGTGAGGCCCCTCGGGCGCCTCGTCGGGCGCCGGGCCCGCGATGCTATCCGCCGCCTCAAGCGCTGGGGTTGGCCCGCCCGAAAGCTGGAATTCAGCCCAGATGAGCGTTTCCCTCGTGGCGCCTGGGAGGGAATTCCAAGCGATCGGCGAGAGCCCGGATCGCTCGAATGCGTCGCACACCAGCTCGCCGAGTGGAACGTCGCCGTCCTCCCATGCTATCAAGGCCGGGTGAAGATCCGAGCCCTCGATCAGCTCGTCGTCTGCCAACTCCCCCGCCGCCGGCATGGCCGCGCGAACGATATTGCCGATGGCGCGATCCGAAAGCTGGGTGATCTTTCCCAAGCTGACCCACGGGCCAAAGTTGGCGCCGGCTGCGTCGATGACGTCGCCGGCGATTACTGGTCCGATGCCGAGATTCAGGGCGCAATTTGCAACATACATGGTGGCCTCTCTTGCCGGGGTGTCGGGGCGGCCGCCGAGTCGCCCCGGCGGCCGAATTTTCAGAGCGATCAGCCGACAGTCGCGATAAAGAACTTACCGAGCTCGGGGGCGACCAGCTTCATGTCCCACGCCATCCGCATCTGGAAGAAATCGCTGTGCGCCCGGTTGTCGCGACCGCGCTCGATCACGCCGCCGATGGCATTGGTTGCGCCGGGGATCAAGCCGGTCCAAGCGAAGATCGAAATCGCCGTCTGCGAATTGACGGTCGGGCTCGGATCGATATAGCCCATCCACATCGCCTTGGTGTCGACGATGAAAGAGAACACATCGGCCGCACCCTCGGCCGCCGAGTTGTAGATCGAACGCGGAATGACAATCCGGTCGACCTCGAACAGAGCCGCGAGCAATTCCGGGGTGGCGATTCCGCGCTGGGTGTACTTGATCACGTCCTGAATCTGAGCGTGCGAGCGCAAGGTCGTGAAAACGTCCGCGCCCATGACGATCACATTCGGCCGCTTGGCCGTCAGAACCGTGATAGCGTCCTGCATCCTGGCGATGAGCCCGATCGGATCGGATCCGGTCACGTCGAATTGCAGAAACTCGTTCGCGCCCGGCGCGGCGGCAACGCCGGTCTGGTCGACGGTCCATACGCCGGCCTTGAAGAAATTCGTCGCCCACACACGATCCCGCTTGATCATGTGCTTCTCGGTCAGCATCCGAATGGACGCCTCCTCGAGCTGCAACGGCTCGTCGGCGTTGGAAGTCTGGCGATCGTCGAGCGTCGCCTCCAGGGCGAATTCCTCAGCCACGTAAGTAGCGGACGTGGTGGTGAATTCGACCTGAACGGGCCTGCCGCCCAGCGGACGGGGTGCGGCCTCGTCGCGCCAGAAATCGCCGCGGTTGTAGATCAGATATTTGTCGGACGCCTTGAGCACGGGGACGACTGAGGCCGCCGCGCCCGAAACGAACGTCGATTCGTCTTGTGTGAATGCGAGCGAGAAGCCGGTCAGATAGCGATCGACGTGAAGCTCGCCTACGGTTGGCGTGGACATGATGCCTGTCTCCTGGTTGCCCTCTTAGTCATCTCTAAACCCGGCCGGGGCGAGCTTTCATCGATCGTTACAGGATGCCCGCAACAGCGAGCCTTACCGGGATGATTTCGAGATCAGCGGCGGCGCTTTCCATCGCATATCCGATGATGTTTTCGGTCACCGCGACGACCTTGAGCTTGCCGGCCGCGTCGGACGCGACCGCGTCGCCGGCCGTGATGGCCACCCCGGCAACAACTTTCGAGATCCCGCTGATCATTGCCGTCGAGTGCAGGCCCGCGGCCTTGCCCTCTTGGATCGATCCTTGAGCCTGCTCGCCGAGGCCGGCGAGATCAAAGAGGCCGTTCGCATCGATGATCACGAGAAAATATTCCTTGCCCGTAAGATCCACGGCGCCTTCGCGCGCGATGACTTGGCCGGGTTCCTGAGTCGCCATGAGACACGTCTCCTATTGTCGTGGTTGCTCTCTGGCCCTCGCGGGCTCGTCGTCGTTGTAGCGAGGCCGCTGTCAGGCCGCCTCGCTCGTTTGCTCTTGCTCGCGCATCGCCTTGAGCAAATCGGGGTGCTCGGTGCGGGCTTTCTGCATCGCCTGAACGTGCGTGCAATCGTCCCGCTTGCGGATCTCGGCGACCTTGGCGTCGAAGTCCCGGCCGGCCTTGGCCAGCTCGTTGCCCTCGCCCCCGCCGTGCCCGTTGCCCTCGCCCAGCATGGCGATGGCTTCGCTGGCGGATTTCAGGAGCTTTTGGGCGTCCTTGCGAATGGCCTCGTCCTCGATCCCGTCAGCGGCCTTGAGAAGGTGCCCGGCCGCAATGGCGTTCGGGAGGCCCCCGAGCTCGGCCGTGACCCGCTTCTCAATCAGGAGATCGGCGGTCTCCGTCCGCATCTTCGCGAGATCGTCAGCCTGTTCGTCGGCCGTTTTCGCCAGCGCCGCGAGAGCGCCCTGGTCCTTGCGATATTCGGTGCCACCGGCGGCCTTGTAGATGACCGGGTTCGCGTCCGACTCGGCGGTGGCGATCTTGGCCAGCATCGAGGCGCGCTTTTCCTTTTTGCCGGCGAGGAAGGTCTTACGGTCCTCGGGGTTCATCCCGTCGAAGCGCTTCTGGTCCGCGGCGCTGAGCGCGGCCTTGGCCACGAGCTCGTCGAGGTTCGCCTGAACCTTGGCCAGATCGTCCGCCGATTTCGCGGCGGCGGCGTCCGACTCGACCTTGGCAAGACGGATCGCCTCGGCGACCGCATCGTCCTGGGCTTTCTTGATTTCGGCGTCGGTCATCGTGTCGTCTCCTTGGCTTGCCCGCTTTCTGGCGAACGCTTCGATTTCGTGGGAGTGGCCATCAGACTCGCCGATGGTGATGTTGCCTTCGTCGTCCCTGATCCACGGATGGCTGTGCCCCGACTCAGCGCCCCGGCTGACCGAAAAGGAAGTGTCGCCGGCATGGATCGGTACGCCGTCGAAATTCTCGTCGGACAAGATATGAGAGTGACCCTTTACCGAGGTCAAAAGGGCTTGGCCCTTTTTCAGATCTCCGCTTGAATCGCGCTTCATGATCACCGCTCGCGCGCCAACCTGCGCCGGAAAATCGACGGCGCTGATTTCACCGATGGTGATTTTGTCGAGGACTTTTCTTGTCAAGGTCAGGGCGATTTTCTGTAGAGGCGGGCATCACCGCCGGCGTTTTTGTCTCTCTGATCTCTGGCCATAATCCTAACCCTTTGGAAATTTCTTGTCACCCCCTTCCATAACGGCCCGATTTGGGCCATGATTACCGGACCAGAAACAGCGTCGGAAAATCGATCCGATCTCACAACCAAGAGGACCAAATGACAAATCCACGGCTGGCACTGAAATCGATCAAAGTCGCGGCTTTCGCGTCCGAGGAGACGCATTGCTACGAGGGCATCCTGTATCTCGACGGCAAGAAAGCCGCCCGGATGCGCAACGAGGGCCGCGGCGGGCCCGACCTGATAACCCCCGTCGACGGATGGGCGCGCCGCGAGAAAGAGCTGAGCGCGGAAATCCGCTCGAGCCTCGAGGGCGCCGGATATATCGCCGAGTGGGAGGCCAGCATGCGCGACGCGGGCTTGGTGAGCTACAGCGCCGCCGACGAAAGCGGCCTCGCCCTGATCGAGGGGTGGGCCTGCGAAGAGGTCAACAAGCACCTCAGCGGCAAGCAGATGCGCCGCGAATTGAATCGCTCGGTGCTGACCCTCGAGGGCGGCGAGATTTGGAATCTCAGATATGAGGGCAAGCGGAAGCCCGACGCCGCGCTGATCGAGCAAGCCCGCGCCAAGCGGCCGGCGGGAACGATTCTCAACGATTTACCTTTCGAGCAAGCGCTCGCTCTCTTCCGAGCGGCCGCATGACGGGCGATCTGGGCGAGGCCCCGGCCCCCGTCTTTTGCAAGATCGCCGAGGGGATTCAGACCAATCGGCAGACCTTTGAGCTGCTCAATCGGCACAGCGGGGACGGAATCTATCTCAAGCCCGACAGTCTTTGGGCTTGGGAATGGTGGGAAATCGAGCCTGCGTCGTTCGACTATTTCCTCGATGTTTTGCCCCCGCTGGCCATGCCGCGCGGCGGATTCGTTATGTGCGAATTCACCAGCGGAAACATCACGAGCGCGTTTTTCAAAATCGGGGGGCGATTCTTTCATTGCTGCCTTGATTGGAGCCGGCCTGACGCTTTCGAACAGGCCCGCACGGCCATTGCTACGGCCGAGGGCATACGCTGACGCATCGGCTTGGGGCTCCGCATGGGGCCCCGAGCTCGACCCCTTACAGGAAAGAGAGGCACTACAATGGAACGGAAGAACATCGAGGAAATGATCACCCATCTGGATGCGGCTTTGCACGCCCTTTCATCGGCCGCGGCCCCGCCAAAGGGTTCTAAGGAAATGAGCAAGCGGCTCGCTATCAAGGCGAGGATTGAGGGGCTCAAGGTAATCCTGACAGCATGCGACGATGGGCTCATGATCGAGGCTCGGCTCGCCGCCGCCGGGTTCGAAAGCCGGCGCCCCGCGAAAGATTCGCCAATTGCAAGCGGGCGCCGAGAGGTTTTCCGGCTCGCGGACGGGGCACGCATTGGGCTTTTTACCGCAAGTGAATCGCTCGCCCTGATCCATGAGGGCGATCCGATCAAGCCCGGCGACATTGCCCGGATGCCGGCCGAGAAAGGCGGCAAGTTCGGATATTTCCTCGTCGACGTGACCGAGAGGGTCAACGGAGTCATCAGCGGCAACATAAGGCAAGTCGCCGCCTATGGTGGGGACTCTGGCGAGGAAATGTGCGGGATCGTCGACCAATGCGCGCGGGTCCATTCGGACGAAATTGATCTCTGGGTGCTCGGGCGCAGGCGCGGGAACGTGGTGCAATTCCCTCATTGATTTCTGGCGGCGCCGGGTGCACAATGGCCGGCCTACGCTCTTGTTTCCGCAAGTATGCTAGACCCTAACGCTCCACACACAGGCACAGGGGGGGCCGCGCTCGCAAGGGCGCGGCCTTTCGCTATGCCAGCGATCCGGGACGCACGCCGCTTTTTTTGGGGGCCGTGCGTCCTTGACTTTCACAAGAGCGCCGCTCGGCTGATTATCCGATCCCTATGCTCGGCCCATAGTGCCGGTCGCGCCAGACTTTGCATTCCGCGTCCCGCCTATTGATCAGACCGTCGACAACCCTACCGCCGGCCCGATTCCAGCGGCGAAGCTGGGCGGGGACATCGTCAGGCTTGCCGGCATTCAATCGCCTTAGCAATGTGCTCCGTCGAAAGGCGCCGCCGCCGACATTGAATGTGAAACTGACAAGAGTATCGAATTGATGTTGAACGAGAGAAACATCCACGTATCGGTTGACGCTGTTCTCAGTGTGCCGGATATCGTCGGCCAGCAATTTCATCGCCTGATCGTGGGTAATCCCCGCCGAAAAATCCTCCCCGTCGACTATGAGATGGCCGATGCCGATAGTCGGGTATCCAGCCACATCGTCATAGATTTCCAGCCTTTCGCCTTCCCATTCGGCGACGAATTCCAAACCCCTATTGCTCGTGATCATGCCGCTTGATCCTCTACATCGTGGCTTTCATCGACCTTGCCGCCGATCGAGAAACCGGTATAGGTGCCGTCGCGGAATTTCTCGAGGATTTCCTCGGACGAGGGCTTGTATCCGACAATGAAGCCGGTCTTTTTGGTAGTGATCCCGAGGGCCTTGGCGATCTCGGTGGTCAGCGGCATGCCGAATACGATCTCGCCTTGTTTATCGCCGGTGTGCATCTCTTTCGCGGTCCGCGCGTTCTCCATGAAATCGAGCGTCGCCTTGAGCATGACGCTCTCGGGAATGTGGTCGCCCTGGGTGTCGAAATGATCCTCGCCGCCCTCTTTCGAGATTATCGCCCAGCCGATCACCAGCCCGAGGCTCTCGTCGACCTTGCAAATCCTGCCGCCCGTGATTTGGTTGCTCATTGCCCTTTGATCCCTCGCAAATCGGCTTCCAGCCCCTCGGTCTGTCTTTCGAGATTCCGAACTTGCGCCCGGAGAGGGGCGGGGTCAAGCAAGCTCTCGTCGCAATCCGGGTTCTTGGCGCATGCCGCCCGCGCCGCGTCCATTTGCTGAATCAAGATCCTCATCTCGCCCTTGCGCCTTTCGACGCTTTCGAGTGTCGATTGAGTCGCGAGCTGGGCTACTCTCATGATCTCGGCGCGCAACTCCGAGAATTCTTTGTCGTCATTCCGAGCGTGAGCCTCTATCTTGGCCAGCGTCGGGTTCGCGAATTTGGGGAGCTCAACCTCAAAAAGCGCGAGGGCGGCGCCAATGGCCACGACGCCCACGGCCGCCGCTGTGATTTGCTTCCATTTTGTCACCCAGAACGACATTTCTCGCCCCCCTATTGCCCGTACTCGCGATAGGCTTTCACCATATCCATTACGTTGTCGGCCCGTAGCAAGGCCGAATCTCTCATTGCGCCCTCGGGGAATTTTTCGGCGCAAGCGAGTAGCTGGTCGACATATTCTTTGATCCACCTCTCCGGTATCGCCCCTGGCATATCTCTGTCCTCACCTTGGCCTGCCCGCGTTGGAAAGCTTTGCGTCGATCCGCCGCAACGCGCTGTCGATCGCATCAAAACGACGCTCAACGGCGCTATGATTTTCCTCATGTGCCGCCGCCCTTCTGATAAGCTGGTTGACCTCGGTTTGCATCGCCCTTCGGCCGACTGTGTTTTCCGATACATCGCCTCGCGTGTGGGCGGCGTCTCGCGAAAATACTCCGATGGCAAAGCCGCCGGCGCCTATCGTGACCATGAGCCCGACGACCATTGTCAGCCGGAATGTCAGCCGGGAAACATTCCCGTTTGGTTGTGCGCCGACATGGGTTTCAGCCATCTATGGGGCCTTTGCGTCATGTCGGGTCTGGATCTCTTAGCTTAGGTTTATACACCAGAAACTCGAGTTGTCACAGCGCACCGGCACCGGATTGTTTCAGCGGCGGGCGCCGTAGGGTCGCCCGGGAACATCAGGGCAAAGCCGGCGCCGCTGGTGAATGCCTCGCCGAAACCGCGTTTTTGCTCATTCATGAACCTGTGGCTTTTGCGCTCGCGCTCATCCAGTTGCGTGAACCATTGCTGAGTGAGCCTATCCGGGTCGATCTTGCCGGCCTCGACCGCTTGCTGGATCATCTCGTGCCGGCCGGCATTGGCGGCTCTCAGCGACTCGGTGCGCGCGATGGTCTCGGATCGCTCCTTGACGAAACGCTCGCGATAGCGGCGGGTCATGCGGTCGATCTGTTCACTTGTCAGCGGATCTCCGTCAATTGCCCGGCGGATCGAGCCGTCAAAGCGATGGTCCCTCAGCTCGCGGTTCAGAGCCTCGGAACTGCCTTCCCGGAGCAAGCGCTCGAAATTCTTCACCGCCGCGTCCTGAGTCTCCGTGAGCCCGAGGACGGATCGGAACCCCCGAGCCTGGGCGATCGGGTTGAGGCCGGCCTCGGTGCCTTCAACGAGTGCTCTCCGAACAGCTCTGGTTAGCTTTCTGGTGATCTCGCCCTGAAGTCTGAGCTTCTCTTGCCTCAGAAAGCGGACGGCGCGAACATTCGTGATGTCAAAATCGACATTGATCTGCACGCCCTCTTTGAAAAAGACCGCCATCCGATCCGCTGAAAGTTGGAACAAATTCGACGTGGTATTCGAGAGCCGAGCCCCCATATCGGCGCCGGCGCGAGTCACTGCGTCTTGGACCCGGCCGGCCTCGATTAAATCGGCAATGTCTGTGAGCGATTGCTCGTCCCTGATCGTCGCAACGATATCGATAAACGCGCGCTGAATTTGGCGCCCCCCAGACGCGACGAGGGCTTCCAGGCGCGCGGCTGGGTCTATGGCGGTAGCCATTTCAGGGCATGACCTCGCATTCGTAGGTTGCCCCCGCCGGATCTCGCTCGACGCCCTCGGCCATGATCGTGTAAGTCTTGCCCTCTGTGGGGCTGACAATCTTGTCGCCGGGCATGGGCTCCTCGTTCGCGGGAAGAGAGGCGCCGAAAATCACGAAAACCCCTTTCGTCCTCTCAACCGCGTCCTCGCCGGCCTTGCGCTTCCGCAAGTCCAGGAAGCCCCGAGCCGGGATATTCACCGGCACGAGCTCGCGGCCGGCGGTCGGGTCCATAGGATCCCGCGCCTTGGCCCGCTCCTTGGTCAGCGTGCAAGGGAACGATCCCCCGGCGTCCTCGAATGCCTCGTCGAGAATGCCGGCCAGATCGATTTCAAAGATGTCAGGGCGGGTCATGCGAAGCCCTCGTGCCCGCGCTCATCGTCGGTCAGCGTCTCGCATGATCCGCCGAAGGACTCGCCGGTGATCTTGGTCACAGCAAGAAAGGGCGCAATCAAGGCCGAGACATCCTCCGTGAATTGCGCGCCGTCCTGGCCGCGGAAGAACTCGACGCGCGCCGATCCGGCGCCCGCCACCTTGATGTTGCTTCCGGTCCCGCTGCCCGTTGCGACGGCCGGCTTGGCGGCAATCTGAGCGGCGAGGATGATCGAGGCGTCGATCACGTCTGGCTCTGTGAGGGGCAAGACATCGCCGTTGATCCAGGTCTCGCGATCAAGCCGGCGGGTCGAGCTGATCAGCGCTCGGCCCTTTGCGTCCTCGGTGAGGGCCGCCCAAGGCGCGGCATATTGCGCCGAGGCGTTCAGATAGAGATCGGCGGTTGCTTGGTTGGCAAAGTTGCCGCCGTAGGTTTCCGATCCGACTGTGACGTCGACCATATCAGGTTTCCCCTTCCTCGCCCTCGCCCTCGCCCTGGCCCTCGCCTGGGATGAGGGTCAAGTCCTCGTCATCAGGCTCCCGCTCCTCGAATGGGAGCCCCCAGCGGCCGTAGATATCGCGGACAACCGGATCATTCGGCAACAGCGTGGCCCCGGCGGTTGCGAGATCCCGGAGCCCGGCGGTCATTTCCTGAATCGTCTCGAAACTCGGCGTCGCCGGCTCGGGGTTGGGCATCATATCGTCGTCGAGTCCGTTGAGCCGCCAGAGCGGGCCAAGCAAATCGTTCCGGTAGGTATCGGCGACCTCGTGCAGAACAGAATCGACGATGAGATAGAGCTGAGTCGATTTCTCGCGGGACAAGGCCATCGATCCCGAGCCCTCGCCCAACAAGAGGCCCTCGCACCCCATGATCCGCGCGATCTCCCGGTTCGTCCGCAAGATCGCGACGTTGATCGGCACTAACCCCTGGTGACTTGTTTCGAGGACATCGATCCCCCACTGATGCGTTTGCGACGGCGCCTGCGTCTCGTCCTGGCCCTCATAGACCCTCGAGTCCAGAATGAGCGATTTGGTCGCCGTGCGGACGGGATTCTTGAGAAATGTTCTCAGCACCTCAAGCTGAGCCGCGCTCTCGGCTTTGGTGATCGACCCCTCTTCGACTGCCTTTTGGAGTTCGGCCAGCGGGGCTCGGCCCATCGGGATCCCGCCGAGATCGGTCTCGAATCCCATCGTCTCGAGCTTTTCGAGCACGGTCAAACGCTCGCCGCCTGGGAACATATGCCGAAAGATCCCGAGGCCCTCTGGCGAATCGTTGAGCGAGTCGTCGACCAGATAGACGAGGCGATTGCGGGGCATGAACAGCTCACGGCCATCATGCGGCGAAAGTTGCCAAACCCCGTCGACCTCGCCCGAGTCTTGGACCAGCCAACGATTGATCGTGCGCTGAGCCCGCGGGGAAATGTCCTTAAACGTGATTGCGGTCTTGTCGTTGTTGAGGCGGGCCGTCCATTCCTGAATCGAGAAACCATAAAACACGTAGGCGGCCGATCGGCGGACGATCCGGCGCCACGATGTCGCTGGATCCTCGGTCAGCCATTCCTCGGCGAGCTCGGCGTGCATCTTGGCGTCGGGCGTGTCGTCGACCGGATTCCATGTCCATTCCGAGCCGCCAATTAGGTTGAGAAAGAGCCTCACGCATGCGCCGACGATTGCCGTGTTGGCGAGGAGCTCTGAATAGGTCTCGTATTTCTTGAGCCCTATGAGCTTGGGGTTTCTTTCGCGCGTCTGGATATATCCGCCGAAAGTTGTGGTGCCCGAGACGCCGAGGGCCATTCGATTTGAGCCTCGGACGGTTGGGGCGATGGGCCGCCCACGAACATCGAGAAGCGCCATTTTTTTGCTTCCTCAGCCGACGCTCGGGCCAGCGCCTACCACAGATCTCTTCCGCCCGACCAGCTCATGATACGCGCCCGAGGCGGCATCTACCAGATCGTCGATCTGATCGCCGTGGGCTTCCGAGATGCTCTCGTCAAACGCGCAAAGCTCGTCGATGAGGATACTGTTCCACTCCCCCGCACGCAAGAACACGGTTCCGCTCTCCAATCCGGCCGCCAGCGGGCGCGCCCGAATATGCTTCGCGCGGCTCTCAATATGGAAGCCGTGGTCGAATTTTGCGTACTGGATCGCGAAATGTCGGGCCAGAATCTTGCCGGCGGCGCCCGGCTCGCGCGGAAAGACGACGCGGCACCGGCCTTTGAAGATCGCGTCGTCTTGCTCGGTCACCCTCTTCATCTCGCGCTCAGCCTTGCCCGGCCCTTTCTGAAAATGAACCGCGTCGAGGATCCAGACGTTACGATCCGCGTCTATCCCCATGAGGACGCCGGCGGTGAAATCGCCCTCGCCCTCGCTGGCGGCGAGATCCCAGCGGCGGCAGACCTTGATCATGCGGGGGATCTCGTTGGGGTTGACGACGCTGAACCATTCGCGGCTGAAGAACCCCGCGTCGCTCGCCCTGGGCACTTGCTGGTAGAGGCTATTCCAAGTTCTTTTGACGAGCTTGAATCGGTCCCAATGGCCGGGCTTGAACCAAGAGCTCCAGAGCCCCTCGCCCAGCTTGCGGCCGAGCGGGTCATCGGGGCGGTCGCATTCGGCGGGCACTCGCACGACATTCCATTCGCGGCCGTCGCGGCAAGAGATCATCCCGCTTTCGCCGTCCCAATCGATCGGCAAAATCCCGCCGGCGAGATCGTCCTCGGCCCACCGCGTCATGATCAGGCAAATTGCGCCGCCCGGAACGAGCCGCGGCTCTAGCGTGTCCTCGAATTCCTCTCGAGTCCTGATCTTGATCGCCTTGGAATCGGCGTCCTGGCGGTTTTTCACCGGGTCGTCGATCACGAGAAACTCGCATCGGCTCCCGCCGAGCCCCGATAGAATGCCGCCGCCGAGGTATTCGGACCCGTTGCTCAAGTGCCATTCCAGGGCGGCCCGCGTGTCCTCGGCCATGAGGGCGCCGAAGATCTTCCCGTAGGGCGCACAGCGAATGATCGAGCGAGCGCGGCGCCCGAGCTTCCGGCTCAAGTCCGAGCCATAGCTTGCGGCGATCACGCGGAAGCCTGGGTGCTTTCCCATGAAAAACGGCGGGGCGACGACACTGGCGTAAGTGCTTTTCGCGGATCCGGGGGGCAACATCAGCATCACCCGGCCGTTATCCTTATAAACCGCGCCCTCGACGGCGCTCATGATCAGCCGGTGATGCTCGGCGATCGCGGTCTCGATCGGGTGGAATTGCCATTCGTCGTCGGCGTCAGAGAATGGTTTTCCCGGTATATCCACACTCATGCTGAATTCGGCGAGAGATTTTCGGGCCCGCAATCGGCGGGCCATCATTATGGCGGCGCGTTGTTGCGGATTTTCAATGCCCCGCGTTGACTGCCGCACCAGGGCGAATGGTTGCGGCATGACTCAAGCTGAGTCAGGCGGATCGATCCCGCGCCGGGCCAGCTCTCGCCGGGCCAGCTCGCGCCGGGCCATCCTCGCCAGAATTTTCTTCTTCAACGTGGGCCTGACGACCGCCATCGCCTCTTCGATAAACCCGCGCGCCCGCCTCAGCGGCCCGCCACGCACTATGTGCGAGATTGCCGTGACCTTTTTGGGGTCGGCGCGGCATTCGTCAGTATCATCGTCCAGGGCGTCTTCGCGGCTTATCCCGCATCTGAGGCACCAATCGTCGGCGCCGAAATCATGGTCGATACTCATCTCTGATCCTCTCTCGGCCGGGCGGTCATATTGCGGCATCGGATCGCGCTTTGAAAGCCCGGCTCGGATCGGGATTGTCGAGCGCCGTTCTCGATGATACCCTCAGCGGCGTGGCTATAGAGAGGAAATCGCGATGAGCGAGCACCAGCGGGCGAAAGCCCAGAGCGTCGGGACGCTCAAAATTCGAGTCAAGCGAGCCGGAAGCGAGGAATGGGAAGATCACGGAACCCATCCAGTCTACCGCGAAGACCCGCCGAGCCCGGATCAGGCCGCCCCGGATGCGAAACCCGAGGAGACCTAAGGCATGGCAACCGTTTTTGTGACCGTGGGCGCCGAGTCGATCACTGACATCATCGACGGCACCACGACCGTTCCGGCGAACTATTTCGCGGCCCAAGGCACGGGCGCCGGCACCGCCGTCATCGGCGATACCTCGCTTTTCGTCGAGGCGAGCGAGACGCGAGTCCAGACCACCAATTCCCAGCCGGCGGCGTCGACCAATCGCTTTGTCGCAACGATCGTTGCGGATGGCACCAAGACGATCACGAATGCGGGGCTGTTCACTCTGATCACCGGCGGCATTCTCTGGATCAAGGGCGATTTCACGGGCATCCCCGTGAACGCGAGCGACAGCATCGAGTACACTTTCGAGCTCGCTCACTCCTGATAAGTTCCGCGCCGGCGTTCGCTTAGGGTGCCGGCGCGGCGCCCGCGAATTCAAATGTTCGCGGGGATCGGTGGGGGCTCGGATATGATCCGCGAAGACAGATCTACCACGCTCGACATGGAGCTCGATTTCGGTAGCGGCCTTGTCGTCACCGTTCCCTATTCTGGTTTTCAGGGCGCGCAGCCCGGCGATCCTGGTAATCAGTTGGTCCTCGACGCTATTCGCGATTTTATCTACGGGGAAATCGAGGACACGATCAGGCTGAACCAACTCCCGCAAGGCGATCCAGATAAAACAACTGATCCGGCAACGGAAGCTATGTTCTGGCGAGGATCGGGCGGGCAAGCTGAGCTCGTATCCCGCCCCCTGATTGTTGCCGTAGCCTGGGATGGTGAGCGGTATCAGTACAGTTTCAGTGTGCCGCGCTCATGACCTTTGATATTGGAAATGGTGTCCATGCCGAATGGCAAACGCTGGATCTTTTCACCGGCGTTCAAAACGCGGCGCAAGTATCGGTAGTCACAACACCGCTGACGGGATTGCCAGACTCATGGTCCAGGGTTGTAAAGTTTGAGGGTAACGGCGCTGAGGGGGCGGTCGCTTATCCATTATTTGCGGAACGCACCAATGTAGCTTTGCCCACAGCAAATCATCTTATTTGGAGCGGATATTTACGCTGGACTGATGTTACGCCTGCGACGGCAGGTTTAATTTTAATAATTGGACTAAGTGATGAAACGCCTTTCAACCTGGGCGCTTTGCAAATTCTGTTAGAAACAAATGGTGACCTTACGGTCACGGATGACGACAATAATACAATCGCGACCATTACTCCAGCAACGCACGGTCTGACAAACGATACATGGCACCTTTTTGAGATAAGGTATCTGCCAAGCGCCACCGTTGGTGAAGTGCAAATCTGGATAGACAAGACTGAAGTTCTGGCAAATCAAACAAGTCAAGTGCTTGCCTCTTATGACGATATGAAAGTTGTTATTTTACAAGGCCCTACCGACACAGGGCAGGATATGTTTTTTGCCGGCGCGCATTCGCGGATCAATAGCACTGTTGTCGGCGACGTGCTGAACGATGATTTCGAGTGGGTAGGGCCATTCCAAACAGATACCGCGCATGATGCTACCAGTGACTCCGGGGTTGGGGTAGGTAATGTCACTGGCGACACTCTAAATACTGGCACTTGGGGCATGATTAGTGAGACGCCAATAGATGCTGGTGCTGATCATAGGGCATTATACAGCGATGGCCCTCAAACTGGCGGTGTCAATCTTGATGCCGGTAGTAGGCAAGGCCCGGACGGCGATAGTCGCATTGACGGCGATGCTGAAATTATTGGGATGCAGTTTGGCTTCTTTGGTCGTCGTGGCAATGGCCCCGCAACTGTTCATACGATTGTAGCGGGAAACAAGACCGACCAGTACGACGCCGCTGAGAGGTTTGAGCCCGCCCTGACAACCAGTACCTTAATGTATTTCCTCGTCACTGAGGATGCCGGGGCTGTTCCTCTTTCTACTCAAGACGGTTTGCTTGGTTTCGAAACGGACGGTAGCAGAGTTATTGAAAGCACTGAAATCGGCATGTTCATTTTGCATGTACCGAGCTCGGGCCCGCCGCCGGTATCCATTCTCGCGACATCGACCCACGCCGCTACGCTCAGCCTAGTCGTCAACAAGAATCTGGCGGTCGCCCACGCGGCGGCGGCCTCGCTTTCGAGGCTGCTAGATCTCGCGAAAACTATCGCGGCGAGCCATTCCGCGGCCGCGCTCTTGGCGACCAAGACCTCGAGGTTCTTGACGCTGACCGCGAGCCATTCCGCGGCCGCGACGCTCACGCAACCAGCGACTTTCCGGCGCACGCTGGCGGCCACGCATACCGCCGCCGCGACGCTGACCCAGCCGGCCGCCTTCCGGCGCACCCTGGCCGCGGCCCATGCCGCCGGCGCCACTCTTTCCGATATCACCGCGCGCTTCCGCACGATCGCCGCCAGTCATGCCGCGGCCGCAACGCTGACGAAGCGGCAATTCGAGACCCTCGCCGCCTCAGCCACCCACGCGGCGAGCCTGACAACCTCTCTCATTTTCAGCCGGACGCTCGCCGCCTCGCATTCGGCCGCCGCGTCCTTGACGCTAATCCCTGGCAAGACCCTGGCGGTCGGGCACTCGGCGGCCCCGAGCCTGACGCGAATCGTGAATCGATTCAGGACTCTCGCCGCCGCCCATGCCGCCGCCGCCACGCTCACCCAGCCCGCGACTTTCCTACGCACGCTCGCGGCGACGCATTCGGCCGCCGCCTCTCTCGGCGTGATCGAGATGCAAGTCGAGGGCTTGCCCGTTCCCCATATCTCTACACCGAGCCTGACTACAATCACGAGCCGCTTGCTCTCGATCCTGGCGGCGACGACCTCGGTTGCGACGCTGACCCAGCCCGCCACATTCCGGCGAACGCTCGCGGCCTCAGCGGCGCACGCGCCGGCGCTCAGTAGTCAGCTCACGATCAACCGGACGCTGGCGGCGGCGCACACGGCGGCGGCGAGCCTGACAATCGAGCCACGGAAGAATCTCGCCGTCTCGCATACCGCGAGCGCGTCGCTTACGCTCGAAAAATCACTATTCCGCTCGCTCTTGGCGACGACCACGCATGCACCGACGCTGACCAAGAAATCGTTCGTGACTCTAGCGGCGAGCCATTCCGCGGCGGCGAGCGTGACGAAGCGCCAATTCCGCACGCTGGCGGCGGCTCATGTCGCCTCGGCTTCGGTGGTCATGCGGCAATTCCGCACGCTGGCGGCGGCGCATGCGGCGGCGGCCACGCTCACCCAGCCCGCGACTTTCCTACGCACGCTCGCGGCGGCTCACGTCGCGGCGCCCGCGCTGACCCCGCTGAGAACGAAGACGCTGGCGGCGAGCCATACCTCGGCGGCTACCCTCTCGCTCTTGCTCGACCTGAAGTTGACGCTCGCCGCCTCGCACACGGCGACGCCAACGATCATGACGGTGAGCGGCGAATCTGTCGCGATCATGGCGGCCCATGTCGCGGCCGCGAGCTTGACGACTCAAGTCAGTCGCTTCCGATCGATCCTCGCCTCTCATTCCGCGGCCGCCTCTCTGTCGCCGATTGCGTCGCGCTTGATCTCGATCCAGGCCGTGCATTCGGCGAGCGCGAGCCTGACCAAAAAGATCGGTGAAACCCTCACCGCCGCTCATTCGGCGAGCGCGAGCCTCACTACCCTCCTGACGATCCCGCAGGCGCTCACAGCGGGCCACACAGCGGCCGCGACGCTAACGAGGCTCTCCCAGCTCAAGCGATCCCTGATAGCGGCTCACACAGCGGCCCCGACGCTCACCACGCTCGCCCAGCGCGTCCGCACACTGACAGCGGCCCACGCCGCCGCGGCGAACCTCGCGACGATCACCGCGCGCAAGCTGACGCTTTCGGCCGGGCATTCCGCCGCGGCTGTTTTGAATACCTCAACAGCATTCCACAAGACGCTCGCCGCCTCGCATGCCGCCGCGGCCACGCTTTCGCCGGCGCTGACGGTTCACCGAACGCTGGCGGCCACGCATTCGGCGGCGGCGACGCTCGGCACGGATCGAACGGCTCGCGAGACCGTCTCAGCCACTCACTCGGCCGCCGCCTCTATCGTGATCGTGGTCAGCCGCAAGCGCTCGATCCTCGCCATCGCCTCGCATGCCCCGGCCCTCGCCAAGAAATCGGCCGTGACTCTGGCGGCGTCGGCCGTCCATTCGGCAAATTTGATCGCGCTCGCCGGAACCCTTCTCCAGGCCAACTCGGTCCACGCCCCGACCTTGACGAAGAAGCTGAGCTTGGGGCGCACGGCTCTTTCGGTCGCGGCAAGTCATGCCCCCACGCTGACGGTTATAGCGAGCCGCGAGATCTCGATCGCCGTGGCGGCCACCCATTCGGCGAGCCTCTCGACGGCGCTCACGATAAAGAGCACACTGCTCGCGTCGGTTTCGCACGCCCCGTTCCTCTCGCCGGCATATCGACCGACCGGGAACGTCACCGATTTGCTGGGCGGGCGCGAGCTGATCACAGATCTTGAGGGCGGCAGAGAGCTCGTCACGGAACTGATCGGGAGCGTCAAATGACCAAATACAACCAAGATTTCCGGATGAAATCGGGCGACGTTCGGACCCTCCGATATACTTGCAAGGACGATGATGATGTATCGGCGCTGGACTTTACGCTCGGGAGCCTGAAATTCGGCATGACGCCGTTGAAAAAGTTCGATGGCTTGCCGACCTCGATCTCGAAATCAAGCGGCTCCGGTATCAGCATAGAGGGAGCGCCGACCCTCGGGATTGTGCTCGTCGCGCTCGACGCCGCCGACAGCGACGCGCTCAAAGGCGACTTTGTCGCTGAGCTGGAATATGTGGACGGGACCGGGCGGCTTTCGACGCTGGCGACCGGAATCGCAAAGGTCGTCGCCGATATCAGATTCCCCTGATCATGCCTCCTTTCGGCGACCGATGTTCAGCCGCAAAATAATTTGTTCGCCGGGGTATGCCTTTTCGGTCGGCTCTAGAAACTCAAGCCTGTGGCTTTTCCCGTCGACGTCCTCGGCCGTGATCGCGATCAACCGGCCCATGCACGGGGCGTCTAAATCGATTGTTTGCGTTTCCGTTGTTGTCATTGGCTTATCCTCCCGGCCTCGTTGACGATTGCGCTGAAAAATCTGTCCCCTTCCCCGGTCGGCCTGACAGTCATGTGGTCGAATCCCATCTTCACGCCGAGTCTTTTCCAAGCAGCGTTAGCGTTTTCCTGTTGGCTGGGTGGCTCGCCACATTGAAGCATGATCATCGGAACCGGCTTCATGCGAGACATCAATTCCGCTAGATCGTCAGGGGTCATTTCAAAGTCTACTCGGTTTGGCATCTCTGATCCTCTCTCTGGTTTCGCTTGTTGGCCCGGCGGGAATTGAACCCGCGACCTTCCGCTTATAAGGCGGATGCTCTAACCGCTGAGCTACGAGCCATCATTCGCATTTTTCGACCGCAAAATATTCCCCAAATTATTCCCGATCCCGATGCGCAAGGTGGCCCAGATAAATCGAGGCGACCCTGTGGCTGGTCGCAAGATCGGCTTTATAGAGGGTCCAGAGCCACCAGCAAACGAACAGGATCGAGTGCTGCGCCGGCGCGCGCGGGAACCCATGCGTCTCCCAAAAGCGCCAATTCGCTTTCTCTTGCTCAAGATGAAGCCGAGGGCATAGCGGGACGACATAGGGGATCGATGGCTTGCGCCCCATGCCTGGGAGCTCTTTCGCAAACCAATCGTCGGCGCCCCTTATGTGCGCAACCTGCACGCTCGGATCGCCCGAAATTATGCACGGGAGACTGGCGATCCACCCAAAGTAATGACCCTCAGCCGGCGAATGCCGCGGCGGGATTGAGTTCGTGAGTTTCAATCTGATTCCCCCTCTGTTTCGCGGCCCGGATAACGACAGACCTCGTCGCCGAGCGGATACTCGCTCGTCTCAGTGTAGACCCGCCCGCTCTCGCCGGTGTGGACCCGCCCGCCATGCGCCGGCGCCTTGCATGGGATCAGGGCCAAGCGCGGATCGTCAGGGCGCCCAGCGGCCGTCACAATCGCGCTGTAGCCGCATGTGCAAGAGATCAGCCAATGGCCGACTCCACGGGCGGGATATTTCAGGTCGACGCGGCAATGTGGTAGGAACGGATCTTTCCTGAGATCACCGACGACACCATGAGGAAATCGCGGATCGGGCGGGCATTGCGGCTCGCGCCCCGCGTCGATCCATTCGAGCGTGCGGGTGTTCATGCGCCCCCCAATTTCACGGCGCTCTGGACGAACGCGATGCCTTCCTCGTGGTCCATGACGGGTTCGACGATTTCGCCGGCCATCATGCTGTGGGTTTCGACTAAGACTTGATCTGGCATGCCCTCACGAACGAACCGACAAACGATCTCATATGTCCCGGTCACCGGCACGACGAACTCGCTCATACCGCGCATAGCGGGCCCCGTCCAAAGTTGCTTTCCCAAGGGCAAGGCGGGCGCCAGAGCGGGGGCCAGAGCCGCGCCGGCAAGCGAGCCGATGACGGCCCGCCGGGATACCTTGGCGCTCATGAGGCGACCTCTCTGGTGATCTCCGCGCCCGGCCAGCTCAGCGTGGTGGTGATCGGCTCAAAGATCGGCATTTGAGAGCCGAAATTTGAGAGTTGGATCCCCTCGAAAAACATGTAGGCCGGCCCACCGCCTGTGAAGATTCTCGCCGGCAAGACCGGGGCGAACGCCACGGCCGCGACCGAACCGAGGAACGAGCGGCGCGAGATCTTGCTTGTCATGGCGGCAACTCCTTTCGGACTGAGGCGACCACGGCTTCGCATTCATCTCTCATGAGATCAAGCCTCGCGGCGGTTTCGTCGAATGCGTGATGCCTCAGAACCCCGGCGACGGCCGGAAGCGAGGCGATGACCGGCAAGAGCGCCTCGATCAGTTTCTCTCTCGCCTCGATAGTGACCACCTCCCCGCGAAGCCAAGCGCCCTGAATCACGCCCGCCGAGTAAGCGGTATCGCCGCTCGCGATCGCGGCCTCGATCCGCACTCTCGTTTGATCGGCCATCAGCCGTCCTCCAATCCGAAAAGCAAGTCCCGGCCGTGCGGCGGGACATGGCCCGCCTCTCGCCACCGCGGAAATGGGAGTTCAGCGCCGCGGTGCCACCAGCGGCGCCGAAGCCCTTGGAAGCCCGGAATTGCGTCGAGGATTGTGACCGCCACGGCCCCGCCCTCTCTGATGATCTGGCCGCCGCGCGCGCCCAATCCCATTTGAATGTTGACGCGGGTCACGGGCGCATATCCGCGTAGCCGGCCGTGGGCGACGATATAAAATCGATCGCCCGGTTTTATCTCTTGGATCAGCCTGTGGCCGGTATTCCAAGCCCATTGCACGCCAGTATCCTCGGTCCCCGCCGGGTCGCCCTCGGCGATCCATTCCAGCCAAAAAGACTTCGGGCATGTGCCCACAAGATCAACCATCTTTCAGATCCTCGGCGAGAGCGCTCAAGACCGCGGGGAGCGCGGCATAGCGCTTGACGACGCCGCCGATCTCCTCGCCCGTAATCGCGCGGAACATGAGCCCGCCGGTCTCGATACTCTGAAATCCGGCTGCGCATAGAAACTCACGCTCGACGCTCCATTTCAGAAGATAGGGCGTCCAATCCGCGTCGAACCCGACAAAGAAACCGGGCTCGCCCTCGGGCGGCAATCCCTCGTGAATGTCGAAAGTGTAGTTCGTGAAGTGGGTCGGCATCTCATATCCCCTCGAATCTGATGACCAGACCGTCCTTGTATCGAACGGTCAGGCCGGTTGCGTCGAAATGCCATTCTGCGGACCAGTGCTTTTCGACGATGCGCTTTGCGAGCTTTCGCTCGCGGCGGGTCGGTTCCTCTGGCGGTTCAGCTATGTTTGTTCCCCCTCTTCTGGCGGGTATTTAGTGAGCTCGCTCTGCGGGACAAAGTATGCCGGCCGCTTGCGCGCGGGGTCTTTCTTTCCCGCGGGGTCTTTCCAGAACCGACGCTGCTTTCCCTCCGAGCCTAGAATTGTGCCGCGAATTTCATAGGATCCGTTCCGGCCGGTCAGGAGAAAGAATGTCGCGGTGTCAGGATCCTTGTCAGTATCGTGGAGGATCAGATCGTGCCAGTCCTCGGATCGGGTGCGACACTCGATCTTGCCAACGTCGCCCGGTGATAGGTCGCCGATCTTGCCGTCCCAAAACAGCCCCAAGTGCCTCGCCAGCGCATATTCCCCGAGACAGCCCTCGATGTGATATTGCCAGTCTTTTTTGCCGTCAGAGCCGTAGGCGTCAGCCCGCCCATTTTTCAGGGCCGAGACTTGGCGCATCACGCCCACGAGGGCCGCGATCATCATTTGAGAGTGCGTCAGATAGACTTTCAACTCAGCTCTCCCCTTTTGGGGTGAACGCATAGCCGAGCAAGAACCAGACGCCCGAGAAAACGGGCCGCCATGTCCCCTCGCTGGTCTGCACCTCGATCCATGTTGTGACGCCGTTTCTGATCGTCGCCAGATCGCCAAAGCGGCGATGTGCTTCTGTGACGCTGATCATTTTCCTCGCTCCCAATTCGACCGCCTCAGCGCGATCAGGTCGCGCATGCGCTGGGCGCCCTCGGTGCCCCGCGCGCCCTCGTCCGCGATCCTCTTGTGCACGGCGTCTGCAGTGCGCCGGCCGGGCCCGATCCTGTGGCCAGCGGAGAGCGGCGCGTCTTGCTGACCCAGCTCAAACCGCAAAACGCGCGCCATCGCCGATGTTACGCCGGCGAGGCCCGACAAGCTGAGATTCATCGCCGCCAGCGAAAGCCCCTTATTCGGCCGCTCCATCGCGCGGGCCCTCCCCAGCTCTTGAAACCTTGACGAACAGCCCGAGCCCATCCTCGCCGTCATCGCGACCGCGGTAGACCGACCACGAGGCGAGCGGCGCCTTTAGAGCGGCCCGGATCAGCTTGCGTTGGAACCATTTCACCTTGGCCGCCCTTAGACCCGCGAACATCACCGCATTGGCAAAACGCCAGTCCTGGCGGCGGGGCCGGCCTCCCTCGAGAAGCTGCCAAGCGACATAAAGATAGTCGTGGACGATCGCCGCCTCGAGATGCGGCCCGACTCGCCCGACGATGTTCCTGACAAGGCGCGGCACGCTGGTCAGATCGGTCAGCATGCCCGCGGGCACCGTCACCGATTTGCGCGCCCCGTCGACCATGAAATCGACCGTATAGGGCTCGATCGTGATGTAGGAAGCCTCACGGGTTTTGCGGTGTTGCAAGACTGTGGGCTCGCGCCCAAGCACGAGGCGCGATCGGTATCGTAGGTCGGAGATCCAGGCCCACGAGGCCGGGTACGGGCTCTCGATCGCCGGGCGATACCCGGCGACCATTTCCAGCGAAACTCCGTTATTCTGGCGTTCCATTTTTCGATCCCTCCAATTCGACGACGCTGAGATCCGGCCCCATCTGGTCTTCCGGGGGCCAGAAACGGTTTTGAAATGCAGAATGCACGGCCTCCATCCCCGCGTAGTATTCCGGGGATCTCGACGGATCATTCGAGCCGGCCAAAAGCGCCCCAATGAACTCGCCGGCCTCGATGAGGGCCTCCGTGCGCTCGCCGAGCAAGCTCTCGTCCGTGCATTCGATTGTGACAAATTCTGGCATCAGATCGACGACCGCGCTCCGGGTTGCCTCGGTGATGATTGTGCAGGCGGTCGGTTTGCCGGCCTCGATGAGGATCTCGATACTCTTCGGCAATAGATCGTCCATGATATCCCGGCCGTCCGGTAGGATGATCTTGTTATCCTCGCTGTAGCCCTGGGGCCCCAACTCGATCCTGATTCCGTGGTCATCCGACATTTTTCGCTATCTCCTTTCGCTCGATTTCCTCGATTTCGTCGATCAGCTTGATCGCCGCCTTTAGCGCCTCTCGCGCCCGGTGCCCCCCGAGGGCCAGCGCTTTCGTGAACTGATCGGGCATGACGCCAGCATGGCACCCGTAGGGCCCGAAATGAAGGGCACCCAGGGCGACGAGCGCAAAGTGCTTTGCGGCCTCGATCTGCGGGAATTCGCCCCTGAATCTGCGGGCCGCATACTTGAGATCCACGTCGCGGGCCTCGACGCCGTCTGGAAGCTCGGCCCGATACTCGACGCTCATGGCTTGGCCTCCCGCCTACGAAATCCGCGCGGCGTCCCGAAGTCAAAGCCCCGCTTCGCGGCCCACATGAACCGCCCGCCTTTTTCTTGGAGATTTTCTCGAGTGACAAACCCCGTTTCCGCGAGCGATTGAGCGGCAAGGGCCGCGATCCCGGCGATGGCCTCGTGAGCAACTCGCTCGAGGTGGAGCGAGCTCATTTTCGCGGCCAATCCCAAGAGCTCGGAACAGCGTTCCTTCATGACGAGCCTTAGCTCCGCGGTCTCTTTCGAGATAACCGCCTCTTGCCCTCGAGGGTCCAAGAGCGATTTGATCAGATCGTCATTTGCCATCTGACGGAACCTCCATGACTGGTTTCGTGGCAAAGCGCGGGGCGAACGTCGAGACTGATTTAACGATCACCGGCACCCAGCCGCCGCCGGGATCGCGGCTCTGGACGCGGATTGTCTGGCCCGGCATTATTTGCTCGTCCCCATCATAATGATAGGTCCAAGTCCGCCTGTCGGTTTCGCGGAATCTCACTGCGATATAGAGCCGGCTCATTTCCGTTTCCTTTCGATATCAAGCCGCCGGGCGAGACAAAGCTTGTCGATCTGGCGGACGTCATAAAGCCTGACGGGGATTTCCGGCGGCGGTGTTAACGCACGCCAGCCATCGCGGGCCTCGGCGCAAATCTTGTAGGCGTCCTCGCGCGAATAGACGCCGGCGAGAGAAACGTCGAGGGTGTAGCCTCGCCGCGCATATCGCCACCATGCGCCCTGATCATTCGACCAGATCAACCAATCGTCTGCCATCAGCCCTCCTCTCCCGGCGGGCCAAAATAGACGGCGAGCGGTTGATATATATCCGGGCGCATATTCAGAAGGTCGCTTTGCTCGCCCTGCGCCAGAATCCAGATGAAACCGCGGATCTGGTCGGGGAATTCGCCGACAATCAACGGCAAGGGCTCGAATATGATCCGGGGGCCGACGCGAGCGATTGCGTGAGCCGACGCCGGCAGGGCCAAGGGCTCCAGGCTCGGCTTCATGGGGATGAGGCACATTCCGAGGGGCCGGCAATTTTCGTCGACGACCAACCGGGCGAGGGCGTGGGTGATCTCGGGCTCGGCATTGCCGGCGCGGATATCCTCTACCAAGGTCATTGACCGAGAGACCTGAGTGGGCCCTCCCATGCCGAGTCGGGGCTCCGATCGCACAGCAACGGCCGAGCCTTTGCAAGCGCGCGCGGCACGGGCACGGTATAGCTGCCGTCGCTTTCGAGTATGGTCAGGCTGAGGAGGGGGAAGCGCCGCCCGGCATTGCTGAGCCGTTTGAACGTCTGAAAGCGGACCCGCGATAGGGGCCCGAGAGCTGGGGATTTAGAGGGCATCTTGATCCTCGATTCAAAAGGTTTCAGGGACGCCCATAATCGCGCGGCGAAATCATTTCGGCAAGCCTCTTTTTAATGCACCTTTTCGCCGCGGGCGATTGCGTAGAGCTCGGCGTCGTCCATGCGCGCCAGCGCCGCGTCCGACATATCCCCTGGCGCCGGCGCGCCGGCCTCGCTTCCCGCGCTGACTTGCGGCGCCGCCCATTTGCGCCGAACCGACAACCAGAAAATCGCGGCGCGGATTTGCGCTTGGTGGGTGCCCTTTTTCCCGCTGGCGTATTTCAGAAGATTGCCGGCGACCGCCATATCGGCAACCGTCGAGCCCGAATCGATCTCGGCGCCGTAATATTTTCGGAGGGTCTTTGGATCGCACCCGATCCGTAGCGCAATTTCCTCTTGCGGAAAACCGCACCCGATCATCGCGAAGACTTCGGCTCGGCGCTTTTTGGAGGGGTAGTGTCTTTTGCGTGGCATGGTCATCTCTATAGGGCGGGAATTTCAGCTCTATCATGCACGAGAGAGCGGCGACAATCTCTCTCTTAAAAGGCGGGGGTTCCCTTATAAAATGCGAGGGTTTATACTGCGGGCGATTCCAATTGTGCGAATCTTGCCCGATAGATATCCAAAAAGGCGAGGCTTGCCAGAGATCGAGCGCAGACGGACGAACGAGCAAGGGGGGTTATTCCCGAAAGTGGCGATGGTGAAAGGGAGATGCAAATGTGGAATCTCATACCTGGGCTCCGCGCTATGGGGGCCGATCAGGCCCGCTTCTGGGCGGAGGGCTACGGCGGCTGGGCGCTTAATGTTTTCGCGCGCGCATTCCCCCACCTTGATCCCCGCGGGCCCGTGATCGATTAAATTAAGCCATCGCCACGCCGCCGCCTTACTGCAAGTGGATCTCACTCCAGGCGGCGCAACTCAGCCGGGCCTTCGCGGGCCCGGCCTTTTTGTCCCCGTAGGGGCTTCCACAACGGCCCTATAAGGGCCATATTAGAGCGAGGCGCAACCAGTCGAGAGGACCAGAGCAAATGACCACCCCGACCAAAATCATCTTCCGCGACAATGGCATGATCACCGACGAGCTTTCCGCCCCGACCGCCCGCGAGGCATTCGAGAAGATCAAGCGGCTCACAGGCTGGACCGTTCCCGGCCCATCTCGCCAGAGAATGATAGACGGCGAGCCTATGGAAATCGGCGATTGCGAGACCGTCGAGATTTCCTGAAACCCACCAGAGAGAGGACCAGAGCAAATGACCAGCTACCACTACAGAGGCGAGCCCGAGGCCAATTATCGCGCTTTCATCGCCAGCATCGACACCAGCGTCTGCGGCCGCGACGAATATGGCGACCTCCGCTGGCATATTGAATGCAGCGCCGAAGGCAATGCCGGCGACATGCTCACGGGCCAGACCTTCGATACCGACTACGACTATGAAGACGCGCTTTACACCGCGGCCCTCGCCACCGCCCGCGATTGCGCCGACGACTGGCGCTCAATGTATCCGCAACTTGCTAATTGACCGCCCCACCAGAGAGAGGACCAGCCAATGACCGCCCACAATTCCAGCGATATCCTCGAGGTTCGCACTTGCAACGGAACCGCCCTGCGCATGAGCTTTCACTCTGACGACGCCGAGACCGTTCAGCTATTCGCGGACGGGAAATTCAATCGCAATGTTGAGCTGCTTGAGGCATCGCAAGCCGCCCACAATTGGCTCGCGGATGTGGCGAGCGGCGAGTTCGCTCTGATCTGGAAAAGCGACGAGGCTCTTAGGTCGATCCTCTGAGCTTGAAACCTGAACCAACCGAATGAGGATCAGCCAATGACCGTCACCATGAAAACTTACATCGCATCGATTGACCTTGAGCACATGGGCCAGATCGAGGGCCTGAGCGTCAGGGCGAGAAACAAGACCGAGGCCCGCCAGATCACGAAACGATTTCAGGCGACCCACGCCGACTTGCGGGGCAAGCCGATTCTCTGGATCGAGGAAGGCTGAGCGGCGAGGCTCTTGGTGCCCGCCCCCGCGCGGGGCGGCATCCAAGACCCCCGAAACCAACCAGAGAGGACCAGACATGAACCCGCTAGAGCTCGAATTCGCCGCCGACTTTCTCATCTATTTCCTGAAGCACAGCGGCGTGGCGGTTATCGTCGCAACGCCCGCGATCTTTTTCCTGATTTTCTGCCCGCCTAGCAAGTGGAGGAACTGAAATGAGCCGCAACGAAATGATGATCGAAGCCAAAGGCGACTTAGAGTTCCATCGCAGCGCTAAGATCCTGGAAAAATTCGCCGCCGAACATGGCCTTATCGAACAGGAAGCGTTTTGGGCCAAGTCCGCGAAGTTTTGGATGGAGTCGGTTGATCGATGGTTATCGTTAGCCGCGGCGGCCTGACACTGTGACGGCGGCCCCAGCGATGGGGCCGCCTGCACTATGCCAGCACTGAAACCCTGAGAGGATCAAGAACCATGACCGGCCACATCAATCCGCTGACCACCCTGGACGGGCGCTCGATCGACGCGCGCCACGTCAACGCCCTTTTCGGATTTCCCGGCGGCAAGAAGGTGCCCGCACTTTTCACCGGCGTCTCATTCTACCAAGGGCACTCGATCACATGCTTGCCGTCTCAGCCCGACCGGAAGCACCGCATGATGACCCTCTGCCCGGTTTGCGGCAAATGGCTGACGGTCGGCTGCTTGCGCCAGCACATGAAGCGCATGCACGGCCCTCGGGTCAGGCCCGCCGCCGAGATTGCCTATTGGGAGGACTTGCGGGCCAAGGCGAACGCCGCGAGACTCTTTTGTGAACGGCGCGCGCGCGCCTATGAGGGGGCGGCATCATGAGCGCCCTCGATCTCAGCCTCGAGGATCTCGGCAACATTGACCGGGCTCTGGCGCTTGCGGCCTCGGGCTACGACGATTGCGCCAAGACTTGCATCAAGCTGAGGCTCGCCGAGGACGCCAAGCGCTCGGCACGCGACGCCGCCGAATGCCGCGACCTTGCCGACAGGATCGGGCGGCATCTTGCCGGGCTCGCCTCCGATCCCGGCCTGAATCCTTATCCGTGCATGCTCATGGATACGGGCCCCTTCAGCCACGAGCGCACGGCCCCGTCGCCGACCGGCGGCACCGTCGAGCTATGGGCCGAATGCAACGGCGACCGCATGGCGGCTCGCTACATGAGCGCGGACGGCGATATGATCCGCATCGTCATATACCCGACAGCGGACGCCGCCGTTGCCGATCCCTCTATCTCATGGGGACTACCAGCGAAGGATCAAAAATCATGACCGTATGGAATAGCGTGGCGCCGAGGCGCGCCGAGAACGCGACGAACGCCTTGCGGCTTCTCACCAAGACCGCGACGCACCATTACCAGCCGCCCTATGTCGAGGCCGGGGAAATGCTCGATGAAATCGCGGCGTGCTACGACGCCCTGATAGCCGCCTATGCGGCGAGGGGCATTCGGCCCACGCTCGGGAAGGACGCCCCCACGGCCCCGGCCGAGGCCGGCACACAGCCCGCTCAGCCGCCGGCATGCCCGGCCGCAAACCGGAATGGCGAGCCGGTCGTCGGCGACCCGGATTTCGCCGAGGCACTGCACATAATCAGCGGAATGACCTACGCGCGCGTCCCGGCGCTTGCGGCGGCGATCGCCCCCCCGCTCGTCCCCGTGCTCGCCCAAAACCTGCTTGGCCGAATGAGCGACGCCTACGCGGCCGTGAGGGCAAACTGATGGCCGCGCTTTATCTCAATATTCAATCGGGCAACGCCGCCTTTTCGCACGGGCACGCCCCGCTCGAGATGGTGAGAATTTTGCGCGATCTGGCCGACCGGATCGAAACCCTTGGTAGCCTCGATCTGAACTTGCCCTTGAGCGACATCAACGGCAACAAGGTAGGGCTCTGCTACGCGAGCGAGGGAGCTGACGATGACTGATCTGACCATGACCCCGCTATTCGAGGCTGAGGCGGATCGCACGGCTTGGATAGAGCGCCACGCGGCATATTTCACGGCCATCCGGGGGGTGGGGCGCTCGCGCTCGCGCCGGGAATACCCGAGCAAGGTTCAGGCCCTTGCCGCTCAGCCCGGCGACGGGCGCACCATGATCTACGCGGTGGCCCCAGATGGGGCATCCGAGCACATCTGCAACATCTGAGAGGGACCGTCATGGATTTCGCGGGGATAGGCCACAACCGACAGCCGTTAGGGAAAAGATGCCCGGATTGCTACTGCCACACCTGCGCTCGCGAGATTCACCATCTCGGAATTATGTCGCACCGGGCGGCGCATCGGCGGCGCAAAGAGTACTGCGAAATCACGTTCTCGACCGGCGAAACGTGCAGCTATAATTTTGACACCTAGAGGCTCTGACCACAACATCTGAGAGGATCAGCCATGAACACCGAAGCAGAAACCATTCTCGCCCAGCTTGGCGGGCGGGCCTTCGTCCTCATGACGGGGGCTCGCGATATCGTGGGCGGCGATCGCTGCCTGACATTCCGATTGCCGCGCGGCTTCGCCAAGAGCGGGATTGATCGCGTCGAGATCGTGCTCGGCGTGGACGACACATACATGATCCATTTTCAGCGCTGGGATCGTCGCCGCCTCAAGCCCGTTTTGATTGCCGTAAAACCGGGAGTCTATTGCGACCAGCTCGCCGCGATCTTCCGCGAGGTGACCGGCCTCGAGACCCGCATGCCTAAGATCACCCGCTTGCCGAGCGTCGTCCGCCCGCAATGATGCCCCGATATGTCGCCCCTCCTGGGGCGGCATTTCCGGGCACCAACGCCCGATCACAGAGAGAGGACCAAGACCATGAAACTGAACGACAACCAACTCATGATCCTTAGCGCCGCCGGCGTGACCAAATCCGGCGCCTTACTGGCCGAGATCGCCGGCAAGGTCGCGATCGCGAATCCGAAACGCGCTTGCGAGGCCCTCGTCAAGCGCGGCCTCATGAAACCGATCGAGCTCAAGCTGACGAACCAGATCGGCAAGGGCGCCGGCTACGCGCTGACCGACGCCGGCGAGAACGAGATCGGGATCGAGGACGCGCGGCCTCAGACCACCGAGAAATTCCTCGAGGGGTGCCGAGATCGGCTCGCGGAGGAGCTCGAGCCGCCCGCCGCCGGCACTGACAAGCCCGCGAAGCCGGCCGCGCCGCGCGAGGGGACGAGAGCGCGAGGGATATTCGACATACTCAAGCGCAAGGGCGGGGCCACGAATGCCGAATGCCGGGCGACTGATTTGGGCGACGTATCCCTCAAGCATCATGCGACCCGCTTTGCCGATCGCTACGGGCTCACGGTCAATCGCGTCAAGGAGGGCCGGGGCGAGCGCGTCTCGCTCACCTAGAGGCTCGTAGAGCGTCTCTGAGGGGGCCCGCCGGCGCGCGGGCCCCCTCTATGTCAGGCATTTAATGAAAGCCGCCGAGCGCGCGCACACGCGAGCGGATCAATGTCGACGCCAATGGCCTTCCTTCCCACAGACGCGGCGAGAGCCGGGATCGTCCCCCGCCCGCAAAAGGGGTCGACGATCGGCAAGTCAACATCGCAAAATCCTACCGCGAAGCTAGCGGGGATCATTCCGAACCCGTTGGGATAGATCACGCGGCCTCTCAACATCAGATCGGCGCTCGCCTTGCCGGGGCGGGCCCCGCAACTGAAGGCGATCAGATGCGAGAAACCGGGCCTGTGGATATCGACTTGGCCGGGGCGTCGACGCATGACGATTTTATGCCACAGGCAATAAGCGCCCGCGGCGAGGCCGGCGGCGAAAAGAAGCTCTACCTTTGAATTCAGCCGGCCTCGATGCTTGCGGTCGGTCTGATAGAAGATCACCGGGGCATTCTTGGGGGCCGCCATCATGCAAAGCCGCGCGGCCTCGATGAACCAGCGCCGCCATTCCACCATTTCTACCCCCAGCTCGTTCGCGTCGGGTAGCGACGTGATGATCGCCCCGCAATCAGGGTGAGCGGGCAACCAATCGAGGGAATCGGCGCAGATGATTTCGGGATTACCCATGCGCCGCCTCGATCATCGCCCTCAGCTCGGGGCTCGAGAAAGTATCGACGACAAGATGAACGCGCTCGATCGCGGCCGGGTTCGTCACCGCATGGGGCTTCCTCGTATCAAGATAACAGATCGCCCGCTCCGGGAAATGGATTATGCGTTCGTCGCCCTCAAGATCCCAACAATGGAACTGACAAACCGGATCCGAGACCAGCGGGATATGGATTCGGCACAATTGCCCGTCCCTCGTGCCCGCCATCGGATCGGTTATGTCGGCATGCCGCGTCAGCTCGCCCTTTTTTGGCGCGAGCCGCATGAACCGGATCCGTTCCTTCTGGCCCGGAATTCGCTTCTCCGCCGCCAAGGCCGCCGGGAATTTCTCGGCGATGGCGGTCGGCCCGCATTCCGCGGTGAGCTTGCCCGCATTCTCGGCCTTCCATTTTTTTGACATCTCGCCGGGCTTGATGATGAAAGACGGGTCGCCGGCGTCGAATCCGTGGAGGGCGAATGCCGTCCAGGTCTTGCCCTTGTTATACCCCGAGTAATGCTGCGCCCAGAGCGCCGCGGCCTCAGCCTCGGCCATGATCGCCCGCTGATCCACGGCCTTGAGGAAATCGGGGGCGATGATAACGGCGCCGGCCTCGTCGGCCGCGCTCAGCTCAGCGGCCGGGCACCGACCATCCCAGCCGCCGCGCCTCAACTTGAGCCACATTCCCTTGATATCCGAGCTCGCCGAAACCTTGGTGATTACCTTGGTAAATCCCCCGGCGGTGACGAGGTCGTAAATGCTCTTGGACTCGACGTGGCCCTCGATCCAGACCGCCGCCGGCTCCGCTCGCTCTATCAGGCCGTGAAGGATCTTGGCCATCCCCTCGGGCTCGCCGGCGATCGCCTTGACGACCAGATCGCCGGGCCTGATCGTCGCGACGCGCCCGCAAAAGTCCTCGTGCTTGCTCGGCCGCTTGAGTTTCTTGGCGATGGCGACGGCCCTGATATCCGGCCCCCCGCCTTTCGTCCAAACCAGCGAGTTCGTCGAGAGCGCCTCAGCCGCCGCCTGTTCCTTTGGCAACCCGAAAGCGCCGTGCGTGTGCTGTTTCATGTCAGCCTTGAACACGCCGGCGATCTCTCGCAAAAACGTCAGGTCATAGCCTTTCGCCCAAGCCGGGGCTTCGTCGGTCGATTTTTTCATGTTGGGGATCCTCCTCGATCGCTACATTTCGCCGCCAAATCCGCCGGCTGATTGGCCCGGCTGATCGGCGGCATCGGTATCGTCGTCCTCGCCGCGCTCGAATTCGACGGCGCCGATCGCCTCGGTGGCCTTGACCGGATCGCCCTTGCAAAAGACGAGCACATTCTGGTGCGTCTTGCCCAGCTTTCGGCTTCTCTCGAATTGCGCCGCCGCCCGGATTGGAAGGGATCCAACCGCAGTGACGAGAATCGCCTCGTTGTATTTGCCGAGGCCGGCCGCGCGGAATGCGAGAACTGTATCCTCGGGCAAGCCATAATAGAAACCATCCGGCCCCCTGGCGTCGCCGACGACAAAGACCGCAAATCGATCATTCTTCAAGAGCTCGCAAGTCGCCTCGATGATCTGAAAATAAGCGGCCCGGAATTTCTTGTAAGGCATGTTGGAAATGTCGGCCGGATCGTCCGAATAAATCTCGAGATTCGCATACGGCGGGCACGAGAAAATCATGTCAGCGCGCAAGCGCCCGACAATCTTTTTGATCCCCCGGCTGTCGCCCTGTTTCCAGATCGGCGCCGGGCCTGTTGCTAGGTGCGCCTGGGCGACGTTCGCCTTGATTTGCTCGCCCCTCAGATCGACGCCGAAATAGCGCCGGCCGAGGCGGCTCGCGACGATCCCGCGGACAGATCCGCCGGCGAACGGGTCCAAGATCATTCCGCCCGGCGGCGAGAACCAAAGCGTGGCCAGTTCGCAAAGCACGGGGTCGAAGATCGAGGTTCCCGAATGCCCCGAGGACAAGCCGCTCGAGATATCCCCCCCGGCGATCTTGCCCTCGACCCATTCCTGAGTCCCGTAACTGAGTCCGGTCATTTGAATTGCCCTTTTCTGGGTTTCACTTTTCCCTCGCCGTCCAACAGGTCTTGCGCGAACGCGCGCGCCTGACCCTAGCGGGGGTTCTTTTTCTTCGGCGCCGGCTTGCCCTCGCCGGTGCCTCTGATTTTGTTTCGATGCTCATAAGTATTGGGATTAAAAGTTTTTCCCTTGGGTTTCCCGGCCGCTGGCGGCTTGTCGGGGTTCCAGTGCTTCTCGCGGAATTCCTTCGTGCTGATCTTGCCGTGCTCAGCCTCGTAATCTCGTTTCTTTTTATAGAATGCGGCGTCGCGTCTGGCGGGCCCGCCGGCGCCCCACCCCTTGCCGGCGACGATCATCTTGTCGGCCTCGGCGTCCGTCTTGGCGCCGGGAATGGGGCGCCCTGTGCTGGTGGCGCGAACGATTTTCCCGGTCTTTGGATCTACCGCCGGCTGGCGAGATCCGCCGGGCTTGGCCCCGCGGCCGAGCTCGCTCAACATGCCAAGCGATAGCCACGCCCGCTTGCGATCTTGCCAAAGCCCGTCGCGGGCCATGAATACCGTGAACGGAACGAACCCGAATCGCTCGGCCAGAGTTTCCCGGTCGCCCTCGCCATCGTCGCCGTCCCCGAGTGATGTCCCGCCGAGCAACTCGGCCAGCTCGTCGCCGCCAAATCCGGTAAGGTCAAGATCGAAGCCCTCGCTGTCGAGCCACGCCAATTCCTCGACCAGCATGTCGATGTTCCATTCGGAATTTTCGGTGAGCTTGTTGTCGGTGATCACATAGGCGCGGATTTTCTTTTCTGACCAACCGCGCGCCCAGATGCAGGGCATGAGATCGGATTTCAGCTCCCCCCGTTCCAGCATGCGGGCGGCGGCGAGCCATCGGCCATGCCCCGCCCGGATCATGCGGGACTCGTCGATCAGGATGGGCATGGTCCAGCCAAACTCGAGGATCGAGGCCGCTATCTGGTCGACTTGGTCAGGCGAATGAACCCTCGGGTTGCGAGGGTTCGGTACGATCTGATCGTGAGCGATCCACTCAAGTTCCGAGATCGGCCAAGCCGGTGCCTTTGGTTTTGCCATCAAATTCCCCCCTCATCCGCAGCGAGCTCGCGCAAGCGCCTTTTTCCGTTTTCGGTCAGCTTGAATATTGCCATACAGCATCCGCAGCGCGCGCCCTCTTGGCGGGCGAGACCGACCGATACGAGCGCCGATGCGTGTCGTATCATGATCGCCGCACCATTCTCGGCCGCTTGCGATACCCGCCTCAGAGCGAAAAGCGTGAGGCCCGGATCACTCATCGATTGGCCATGCCGTTAGCTTTGGCTTGTTCATTGTGCCCCCAGCTTTTCCCTCTGATGATTCTATAGATGTGCCAATTAGAAACCCCGTAGATCCTGGCAAGACTTTTCACCGACGCCGTCTTAGAGGCGGCTCGAATGAATTGTACCTGGCTGAGAGTCAGCTTGGCGCGACCATTCATTTCGCCTATATGACGAGCTGACCTTCCCTTCGCCACGCGATCAGCGATGTTTTCAAGGTGCGTTCCTAAAAACAGATGCGCCGGATTTACGCATGGCGGATTGTCGCAACTATGAAGAACGCAAATCCCCTTGGGAATAGTGCCCTTGTTGATCTCCCAAGATTTGCGATGGGCGAGCCCCTCGCCAAACCTGCCGTAACCAGTTAAATTAACACATGCGGTCCACGTCCAACATTCGTCGGGGCCGCGTTTATCAACCTTTGCCCAAAAGCGATTTTCTATCGAGGCTGACAATCGAAATCCTCCATTGCGTCGGTCAGCGGTATGAGCTTTTGCTCGTAAGGCACATAGAGCGGGTGCCCCGGCTGGCGTCTCTGAGTCAGGCCCAAGCACATCGGGGGCCTTCCGGTTCGGCGGATCATCGAGAGGATCGCGTGTATGCGCGAGCCCTCGGTCGCATTTCCCCAAGCGCAAACGATGGGCCCGGTGCACTCCGCCATCGATACCAAGATCGAGTTGTTGGCGTCGGGATCGTATGGCCACCCAGCGGCCTTGACCGCCTTCGGGTCGGTCGCGCGAAATGAAAAGAGGTTCTCGACGATGAAGCCGCCGCCGCCGCCGCGCTCTGTGAAACCGATCAGCCGGCGGATTGTAGGGTCGTCGGCTCTCTCGTCCGCGGTGCTGGGATTGTGCATAATCCAGAGCCAGAGCGGGCGATCCTCGCGCCAGCGACGGAACAAGCGCACGCGAAACCGGCCGTCTTCCGAGATGATCGCCGACGATTCCACGGGGTCAGAGCTTGGCCAAGGCGAGCTTGCCGGCGATGGTCAGGCGATAAACCCCTTTCGCTCGGCCGACGCCCTGGGCCGTCTGCACCTTGCGGATCAGGCCCCGGTCGATCAGATGCTCGGCGGCGCCGACCGCCAAGGTGGCGCCGGTCGCCTCGACGAAATCCTCGGCCTTGCCGACCGTCCTCAAATTCGCCTTCATTTTCTTGGTGAGATCCTCGCGCATTGATTTGTCCTCTCCGGTCGGGGCCGCCCTCGCCCGTAATGTCTCAACGGAACCGGGCGGCCCCTCAGGTGCGGGCCCACCGAGCCCCTTCGCGGTATCGGGTTGCGGGGGCGGGATTTGAACCCGCGACCTCGTGGTTATGAGCCACACGCGCTACCAAACTGCGCTACCCCGACTTAGGCGTTATCCTCGGGTCTCGCCGCCGGTGTGAACACCACCGGCGGCGGGCCCTCGGCTCTCTTAAGCCCCGGTATCTCAACCGGGCGGTGAGCAATCCGGCCACGCGTTTCCCAGGATGGAGCGCGGCGGGCGTGGCACCAGTCCGCTCGGGTGAAATCATTTCAGAAAGCGCCGGGAATTCAAGCCCTGAAATTGACCAGCTCTGATCTTTTTTCGCCGCCCTCTTTCAAAGCGGCCCGGAATGGGCCAATATGGCCACTCAAGCAAGAGAGGACTCAACCATGCCAGAAACCTACAAAGAAAAGATGAATGTCCGTGGCCGCGAGAGAGAGGTTACGGTGGTGAAATGTGATTGCGGGGACAAAGTCTGGTGCCCTGAATTCACGCAAACTTGCTCTTGCGGGGCTGACTACAACATGAGCGGGCAAAGGCTCGCCCCGCGCGATCAATGGGGGGAGGAAACTGGTGAGCACTGGTCAGATTGTTATTAGGGCCGAGCGCGGTCGCCGGGGGCATGCGATCGAGGGTGAGCTCATCTGTTACTTCACAGATCCGGCTCTTCATCTGGCTTTTTCAGAGGGAAACGCCGCGTTCGCCGAATGGTGCCTCGAGGTCTTTCAAGAGCGGATCGACGAGGAAGGTTGCGGGGCTGTCATGTGGGCACTGAGGGATGACGGCATGATAGGGGATGACGGCATATGGTCCCCCTGAGAGTATCGAATGCGACGCGGCTCCTGGCCGAGACTCAAGACGAATATTTTGCGCTCGCGATCGTGGATGAAAAGGACGCGAACGGGTTCAATATGATGACCTCGGTATGGGAGCCCAGCCCGGCCGAGCTGAAACAACTGAACGAGGGCGGGGCCGTCCGCCTCACGATCCTGGGCGAGATTCACCCACCCGTTATGATGGCCACGCAAGCGGCCCCGGAATGAGGATCTGAAATGCAACGCGGGAATTCAGGACTCGGGACGAGCAAGCACCGCAAATCGGGGCACACGGGGAAATCGCCGAGGTTTCGGCACGGCATGAAACGCGATGCCGAGGGCGAGGCGATCAAGCGGAAATCCCGACCCCTGAAATATAAGTCCGTTGCCGATGCCCTCAAGGCGAGGAATGGAATCTGATGCCTATACTCGAATTCGAGCCGAGCGACGAGCTCTTGGCAATTTGTGAACATGCTTTCCGGGCGGAGGAAGAACGCGAGGGCTTTCGCGATACCGGGCAAGGCGCGGGGCTGCTACTTTGCGCCGATTGCGTTCGCGGCGTCTATCTCATGAGCAACGCGTCACCCATGCTGATCGCCGAGACGGGCCACGAGATGATCGCGTGCGCGGTAGGCGCCAATCCCGAGTGCGACTCCGATTGGGGCAAAATCCTGGCCGAGATTACGAGCGGTTCCGCCGACGAGGATCTACTGCCGCCCTGGCCCGTCGATTGGGCCCGGATCATCCGCCACCAAATTCGCCAGAAAACCGGGCGAATTCGGATACTATCGACCTACGACGAGCTCGAGATGCTCTATGAAACCGCAGTCGGGGGGATCCCCCATAAGAGAAAGTGAGCGACATGAAAACCACGATCGACGACGCCATCAGGATCGCCCGGCGCTGGGCGACGCAGGGCACGAGCCCGAGCCCCGCACAGATCTCGGGTGTTTTTCTTGATCTGGCAAGAATGGACGACCCCGACGAGGATCAGCCGCCCGTCGAGGATTGGGGATTTGAGAGCGACGGCGACGGCCAGCCCCGGCATCGGAAAGACCAGTATATTGTGGGCTCCGATGGGCTCGAAAGGATCGCCGACTTTCATGGGCCCGACGCGCACAAGAACGCCCGAGCGGCCTCATGCGTCCCGAGGATGATTGCGGCGCTGAGGGGGGCCGAGGGGGCTCTAAAGATTTCCTTGGATAAGGGCGCCGGCGAGGAAATAGATGAGGCCCTGGTGGCCGTCTCTGCGGCGCTCAAGGCCGCCCGCTATCGGAAAAGCGGATGACGCCGACCCGCATCCAGTTCATTCGCGAGAGATTGGGGCTCACGCCGTCCGAGTTCGGGCGAATGTTGCTCGGCGCGGACGCCCTGCGCCCCGATAAGTTCGTCGCCCGTCTCGAGAAACCCAAGCGCGCGGATGCGGTCGGGCCGACGCGGCCGGTCGTCGTCTTGATCAGATGGCTCGACGCCGGCGGCCAACCGCCGGATTGGGACAAGATCATGGGAGGGCGGTGAAGATGCAAATGGAGAGAGTTGAGAGGCCCATGTTTTTCAGTGGTATTGGGTCTACTGAGATCAAGGCGCGCAACTTGAAATTCTCGACGTGTAAGAAAAGCCACGCTGTTGCGCTTACTCGACTGTGGCATTCACGGCTCCCGAACACTCAGGATGGGCCGTGGATGTATGCATTTTCGGGCGAGATCGACGATATAACCTATGTCGTCGCACTGTGGAATAACCCGTCAGCCCGTGGACTTCCTGACGATTGGATTGAGCTTCGCCGGTTAGCTTGTGCGCCAGATGCGCCACGCAATACACCGAGCGCGTTTCTCGGCTACATGGCGCGTTGGTTTCGCAAAAACCGTCCAGATATTGACCGGCTGATTTCCTATCAGGATGCAGCCGTCCACCACGGGACGATATACAAAGCAGCTAACTGGCATATCGGGGCGGTCGCTAAGGCGCGCTGCCGTGATAGGTCAAAAAATCGTGTGGGAACAGCGCGATCCTACAGGAAAAACATAAACGGTCCCGCTTCGGATGCGAGCGAAAAAATCCGCTGGGAGATGCCGTTAAACACGAAACATACGGAGCCTAGTTCGTGAAATAGATCATCGCTCCCCCGTAGCCTCGCGATGCTTGGCCATGCAAGGCGCGCACCGGTAAGGCTCGCGCACATATCGATCGAGGACCACGAGCCAAAAATCGCGGTCCTCGATCCCCGACCCCTTCCCCCAACCGCACCGCCGGCAATAGACCCAGCCGAGAGAGGGCTCGCCGATCTTGAGTTTGACCAGCATTCCGTGATCGGCCGCCCTTGAGACAAGATCATTGTGGTCTGTCATCGAGAAATCGAAGCTCGGTGGTTTTCACCTGATGATCTGTCAGTGCCGCGACCAGCTCGAAATAAGCGGTGCGGTTGCCGGCCCGATCGGGGACGATCGCGCGCACGGATCGATACCTGTGCGGGATCCTGGCGGCGAGTCCGAGGCTGATCATCTTGCGCTGCCGGCGGTGGGCTTGGCTCTTTACGATCCCCCAAGCCTCAGCCATTTCATCTAGCGAGGGCCCATACCCGCGCTCGCGCGCATAGGCGGCGATCCACGAGGCGCACTTGATATGGACGCCGATATCCGTCCGGCCGCTCATTGACCGTCCCTCGCGTCGCTGGCGTCGAATTTCCCCGTCTCGTCGCCCCAAGCATAGACCCCGGTGCCGTCCGGTAGCGTCGCCGTCGACCGGGAAAAGAGCTCGCACCATCTGGTCGCGCCGGGATAGATCGGCGCGAAATGCGGCCAGAATTCCGCCGGCTTTCGGCTGTGCTGGGACTCCTCGCCCTTCAGCTTGTTCCGAGCGACCCCGTCGAATACCGATCGCACCGTCCGCGCCCTGGGCACCTTGCCGCGGCGGCCGACGAGGACAACCTCGTGGCAACAGCGCACCCGATATCCGGTGGCCATCTTGAGCTTGCCGCTCGGCCAGACCTTGCGCCAGACGACTTGAGAGACGTAGGGAAAGCCCCACGCCCGCATGACATCGATCTGAGCGGGCATCATCGGGGCCGTGGCCCACATCAGCAACAGGGCGCCGCGAGGATCGCCCAGCTCGCCCACTGGCAAGGCGGCAATCTCGTCAATCTTCATAGTCTGATAGTGCGAGCCGGCGGATTTTTTTGTGACCCCCTTGCGCGACCATGCTCTGAATTGCCACGGCGGATCCGCGACGATCACTTGGTAACCCCGGCGATCGAGCGGAGAGAAAAGCCATTTATCCTCGGGAAAGAGCGGACCCGGCAACGGAATGAAGTCCAGGCCGGCGACGGCGCGCAGATTCAGGCGGGGCCCCTCTTGGGGCGATGAATTCAGATGCAGCATCTTGGATCCTCTGGTGGCGGGCGGGATTGCCCTAGTGCGTTATGAAGACGATCGGGAAATCCGCGCCCGTCCAGCACAGGCCACAGGATCCGCAATGCGTCCGCTTTTCCGGGGCGACGTAGCTATCCCTCATTTCCGGGCAGACAATGCCGCCGGCGATCTTCCGCATCTGGGTCGGAAAATCAATTTGGAAGGATCCATGCGGCCCATGCGAGTCGCTATGCCGCATCTCGAATCGCGGCGAGAACCGAGATCTCAGCGCGGCGATATCTCCCCCGATCGGCGTCTCGGCGGGCCATGCGGTGAAGCCAAAGACATTGAGTGGGGGAAAATCGCGGAGCATGCGGGCCCAACATTTCAGGTAATCCCAAGAATAGAAATCGCCGCCTATGTGGATCCTAATCAGGAAGCCCGTGGGGTTCGCCTCGGCGAGCTCGAAAACCTCGCTCAAAAGCGCGGCCTCAAGATCGTCCCCCGGCGCGATCCGCTGCGACATCGGCATATTGTTGAGATAGCAATCGGCGCGGTTCTGGCATGCCGGGCACGTCGAGCGCTCTGGAAGGGTCAGGGTGAGGATTGGCGCGCCCTTGAGGCGCCCAACCAAGACGCTGGCGCCGATCTTGCGATTGTGCGCGCCGCTTTTCAGAACGCGCCCGGCCGCCGCTGGCGTCTTGATCATGCCGGGGAACAGCGTGCGTTCTTCCAGCATCGCCGGATGATCGGCCGGCAAGATCGTCCCGGCGCGGCCGGTCGCCGGGGTTGTCCTGGTGTAGCGCCGGCCATTCGTCCGTGTGACGCGATCGGGATCCACGGGCGATCGAGCGAGGCTCAGATCTGGGTTAGCGGCGAGGACCGCTCCAATATCTTTCGTGATCGTGACCTCGCCCTCGGCGCGCGCATCGAATATTTCGCGGCGGCTCAAGCCCTCTCTAATCATGGCCTCGATTGTTTTCCGGCGCGGTCCCGGATCTCGCCCCCGGTTGCTCGCGCGGGATACCTTGAGATCTGGATTGTTGACCCTCAGCCGGGCCAGATCGGTGGTGAACAAGCCCGCGGCGATGCCCAGCGCGGCGACGATTTCGGGCTTGCTCTTTCCCTCTCGGATCATAGCGAGCATCGACGCGCGGCGCGCCGTCACAGCCGGGTCAGGTTTGCGGCCGGCAAAGCGGCTTTTCGAGGCTGGTTTGATGTCGGCCGGGGGCAGACCTCTAACCGCGGCGCCGAGCTGGTCGAGCTTGGCGTCGATCTTCCTTCTGTCCTCGGCGCTGATCTGATCGCGCATTTCAGATCCCCTTTCTTTCTGGCTTCTTCTTGTTCATAGCTTGCACGATTATCGGCCAAAAATATTGTGGGGTTGCTGGGATGGCCTTTTGGTCTCGCCGGGCCCACGCCAAAAGTCCAGAAATGATGGCGTGGCTCGTTGCCCCCGCCTCTATCCATTCGGTGACGGCGCTGGAAAAAAAGGCGAAGCTGGAAAGCCCGATTATATGGGGTCCGATGATCAGTTCGCACCGCTCGACGAGAGTTATTAGATCGAGATCCTCGCCGGGCCTGGGGATAAGTGCGGCGGCGGCTGTAGCAGCAAGCTTAGGTTCTTGGCTTGGTAGTATCCGGGGATGATCCCCGGTTGATGCCCGGCCCAATGATTTCAGTGGCTTACCCGAAATCTGGCCGGGAATCTTTTCCGGGTTTATTGCGGGAAACTTTCCCGCCGAGATTCCCGTTAACTCACTGGAATCATTGGGCCGAGTATGCACCGCGGATTTTGAGCCGGTTTTTCGCCAATGTTGGGCGAGGCAAAAAGCCTCAACTATCCCCGCTTCTATCAAGAGGCGTTTTTGAAAAATCCAGCCATCGCGCCTTATCCAGAACCGCTCAAGGCGCGGGCCCATCTTGCGCCGCCAGCTTGAGAGCGACATTCGGCAGATTGTCGCGAGCCCGTTCTCGTTGTCGGGCACGCCGCATTCGCGGTTGGACCACATTTTCAGAAGGATCAAAACATAGGCGCCGATCTCGCGCGAATCGAGGTCGAGGCAATCCCGCAGGAATGCGTCAACCCAAATCGGGCAAGGGCGCTTGGCGCGCGCGGCTTTTGGATCGTAGAGGGGCATCGCCGCTCCGGTCAGAGCGGGGTCAGGCTGCTTTCGGAACGCCGCCCGGCGTGATCGTCATGCGTGTGCCGTCTTTCTCGAATGCGGCAATCACCCCGGCGGCGGTCTCCTTCTTGGTCGGGTCGACCGGCTTCCCGAGGCCCTCGGCCGCCGCCTTGACGGCGGCATGCTGCCCGAGCGGCGTCGTCGCCAGCATGCCAAGGGCCGAGAGATAGAGATCGAGCAAAGCCTCTTGTTCAGATCGCTCGTCAGAGCTCAGCTTTCGCAAGCGGACGCATCGCCGCATGGTCCCCGTATCGAAGCCTTGCGATTTGGCCTCGCCGTAAACGTCCTTGATCGCCTCCGTGGCCTCGGCCTTGTCTTCTTCAAGTCGCTCGATTCGCTCGATCAGGGATTTTAGTGGCCCGGCCGCAAGAGATGTTGTGTTGGTGGTTTCTGTCGCCTGTTGCATTGAGGATCCTCATGGTTGGTTTTCCGATGCGTGATCATAATCATTTGAGCGCCCCGGTCGCAAATGGAAAAATGAAGCCGCCGCCCCAACCAGGGCGGCGGCGGATGCGAGTGCCGATACTTTGCGATCTTTTCAACCGGCCCACCGAGCCCGCCCCTCAAAATCGCTGTCGGTAGAAGACTGTTTTCGGCGCTTTTGCTGGCGCGGCCAAACCGGGAGCCAGATGGCCGCCGGCAATCGCGATCCAGCGGCAGAGGATCGAGGGACGATTCAGCTATTCATAGGATTTATTGACAATCAAGATCGGGCATTGCCAGAGCGGGGGATCTCGCCTAATCTGATACGAATCCCAACTTTTCGGATAGGGACGATGCCCGACGACGATCCCCAAGCGCGCGAATCAGCGCCCACTCCTTTCGAGCTGGTCACCAGCCGAATCCATGAACGAGAGCCGCCGGCGCCCGATCCGCCGGCGCCAGACGGATTTGAGTGGGTTACGGCTGACGAGTTTGTGCGGCGGATCGGATTTCGCCTCCGGGGCGATCGCCAGCAAGCCTACGAGGACTTCGTGTTCATGCTGACGGTGCCGGCAGAATTCGAGAGGGGCTGAGCCATGAAGAGAGAGAGCGCCATACGACATGAGCGAGCCAAACTCCTCGAGAGAACCAGCGAAATCGAGCGAGCCATAAAGTGGACAGAACCAGGATGGCGAGCGAGCCATCAAGCAAGAGAGAACCAACCTCCGAGAGCGAGCCAGAAGGTGGGAGAGACCCACGAGCGAGCCACGCAACGCGAGAGAACCAAGTCCCATGAGCGAGCCAGCCGCAGACGAGAGGGCCATAACGGGTGTGCGAGCCAACTGCTCTGACTGGACCATAGCCCACGAGCGAGCCGATGAAAGTGAGAGGACCATCATGTTCGAGCGAGCCAAGATATTGGACAGGGCCATTCTACAAGAGCGAATCCAGTGTGGGCCATGATCACCTTCCTCACCTTCGCATGCGGCGTCGCCCTCGGTTTCCTGGGCGCCTACGCGCACATGATCTGGCGGCGGCGCAAACCGATTTTGGAGCTGCTCAAGAAAGCCGACGCTCTGGAATCAGCGCGTCAGACTTTGCGGAACATTCTGCGAGTTCCCAAGATCGAGCACGCTCACAAATTGGCGAGCCGCACGCTGAACGAAATCGAGAGCCAGCGGTCATGAGAGAACCATAACGCTAGAGCGAGCCGATGCGATCGAGCGGACCATGATGCACGAGCGAGCCATGAGGTTGGAGGGAACCGTTCTACAGGAGCGAGCCGTTAGTCATGAGAGAACCAAGACGACAGAGCGAGCCGATGCGATCGAGAGCACCACAGTCGAGGAGCGAGCCATTACATCAGAGCGGACCAATGCACCAGAGCGAGCCATGTCGAAAGCGAGAACCATGAATGCCGAGCGAGCCAACAACCGAGAGAGGACCATTATATGAGAGCGGCGGCGACATCAGAGCGGGAATTTAACCGCCATCTCGGCCGGCGCATTCGCGATCGCCGCGTGGCGAATGGCGCCTCGCTCGATATCATGGCGCGATGGCTGATGATCTCACCACAACAATGCGCGAAATATGAGCTCGGATCGTCGCGGATCCACCCCCACAAACTGTTGATCTTGGCCATCCAATTTGGCGTCCCGATCAGCGACTTTTTCCTCGGGCTCCCTGGCGCCGAAAACCTCGGCGGCGATCCCGTCGCCCAGCTTAGGGAGTGCCGGGCATTCATTGCAAGGTGGGGGCTTGAACACCATGACCCGCGCGCTAAAGATGCGGCTCAAAAGATTCTTAGCGGGAACCCAGCTCGATGAGCATACACGGCCGAGACGGGCTGACAGCCCTCCTTGATCGCCTCCGCGAGAGGCGGGACGCCATGTTCGCGCGCCCGCCCATGCCCGAGCAATTCGGCGAAATGGCCGAGTGGCATGATTTCGCCCGCGGCGGTCGCCCCGCCTTTTCATTCGAACCGGACGAGCCCCGAACTGGTTTGTTCCGAAAACGGCTAGTGCGCCTGGGCCCCTATGTGCCCGTGGCAATCTATCGTCATCAATCTGAGCTCTGGGCTTGGCTGGATGACGAAAACTGGAAGATCGACGGAGATCCCTACTTTTTTGCGTCGGCTACCAGCGAGCGCCGGTTTCTCGATTCCCATGAGCTTCGAATAGAGGTTCTCTCGAGGGGGATCACCCGGCATTGGCGCCTCCAGACAAAGGCGGCGCTCGACATGGCATCTATGATCGGAGGATCTGAAAATGAACCAACCAGAACTGGAAGAGGCCGCTGAGGACGAGCGAGGGATCGGCGACAACCGGCCCCCGCTATGGGATGTGGCCAAGCTCGCCAAGCTCACCGAGCGATCCGAGAAGCTCACCGACGATATCGAGGCGTGGGTCAAGCGCGAGATCAAGGACGACGAGACCGCCGAGGAATTGCGTGACGTTCTCGGCATGGTCGTCGCGCTCAAGAAAGACGCCGAGGCTCAGCGCTCGGCGGATAAGAAGCAACACCTTGAGGCCGGCAAGGCCGTCGACACCGCCTATCACAGAATCGGCAACAGACTTGATCGCCTGACCGGCCCGCCAAAAGGCAAGCTCGACAAATGGCTCGAGATCAAGGAGGCGGAACGCTTGGCGGACGAGGCGGCGGCGCGCAAGCTGGCCGAGGAGGCCCGCATTGAATCCGCCCGGCTTGAGGCCCTGGCGCAACAGACGGGATCGATCAGGGCCGAGGAGGCGGCCGAGGACGCCGCCATTATCGCCAAGAAGGCCGACAAGGCCGCAACCCGAATCGAGAAAACTGTCGTCCGCGTCGGATCGGCCAGCGGCGGCACGCGCGCCGCGTCCGCCAGAAAGCGCCCGACCGCCATTCTCTACGACATCAATCAGGCGTTTCTCCACTACCGCTTTCACCGGGACGTTGCCGAGCTTCTGACGAGGCTTGCAAACGCGGAATTGAGGGCGAAAGATGGGCCCGCCAAAGTCCCCGGCTTCAACACCAAGATGGTGCGAACCATCGTTTAGAGAGAGGATCTCAAGCAATGCCGAACGAACTCACGAAAATCCCGCTCACGGAAGTCCAGACAGTCCGCGATATGCTCAAGACGGAGGGCGCTTATCACCAGATCGCCACCGTCGCCGCCTCTATGGTCGACGCCGGGCGAATGGTCCGCGGAATCACCTTGGCGTTTCAGCACAGCCCGCTGATCGCCTCGGCAACCCCGCTGAGTTTCCTCGGGGCCCTGATGACCTCAGCCTCGCTCGGGCTCTATCCGAACACGGTCCTGGGGGACGCCTATTTGGTCCCGTTCAGGAATGGCAAGCTCAGTAAGGCGCTCAAGCGCGACGTTTACGACATCACCCTGATTGTCGGATACCGCGGGCTGGTCAAGCTCGCTCGCCGGTCTGGCGGCTTGCTGGCGATCCATGCGGATATTGCCACGAGGAAAGAATATGCGGACGGGAATTTCACGTTCGAATACGGATCGAACGCCCACCTGATGCACCGGGCGATCGATTCCGAGGATGAGCCGTTGTGGGCCTATTGCTACGCCAAGCTACAGGACGGCGAGGCGTTCATCGTCTGGCCATACACCAAGGTCTTGTCGCACCGGGATAGATTTTCGCAAGCCTATCGGCGGGCAAAGGCGGCGGCCAAAAAACCGAACATGGCTTGGATGCTGGAAACGACCCCTTGGGTCATGCACGAACAGGCAATGGCTCGCAAGACGATGGTGCGGCGGCTTTGCCCCATGCTCGATCTGACCGTCGAGGGCGAGGCGGCGCTCGCAATCGACGAGAACAACCGGCTCGCTTTCTCAAGATACGCGCTCGAGCAAAACCTCAGTCAAGGCGATCTCCCCGAGCCGCTCACCGACGAAGAAACCGACGACCAGGACGAGGGCGGGGCGCCGGACGCTGAGATCATCGAGGACGAGGGCAAGGGCGCCGGCGACGATAAGGGCGCCAAGGCCGAGCCCGATCCGGCGCGCAAGCCCGCCACGACCCGCGGAAAATCAGCCGGGCCAAAGTCGGCCGGGAAGGGAAAGGGCAAGCCGGTGGGGGATCTCGCCGGCAAGAAGCCCGCGAAAGGCTCAGATACGCCCGCTGAGCCCAATCCCGCGGCCGGGCAGGGATCGCCCGCGAAATCCGCCCCTCGCGCCTCACGCGCGCGCGCCAAGCCCGCAGAAGGCGAAAACGGCGACCTGTTCCAAAGCGGGAACGGTCCGAGCGAGGAGGATATGTTTTCGGACCTTGCCGAGAAGATCAGGGCCGAGCTCGCCGGCGCGAAGGACGCGAACGGGATTGCGGCGGTGCTCGGGCTCTATGACCCACAGCTTAGGGATATGTCCGAAAAATTCCCCGAGATCTATCTGACTGTAGACGAGGCGGCCGATGCCCGGCTCGCCAGCTTTGGAGGGAACATCTGATGGCGGAAGAACAGGATACCGGCCTCGAGCTCGACGCCGCTCAAGTCAACGCCCTTTTGCAAGCGCGGGCGACCGGGAGGGTCGGCGCCATTCTCTCGGACGCTGGCGTGCCCGCCAAGACAGGCGGCCGCGTTCTGGCAATGCTGAGAGCGTTCGGCGCGGAGGGCTTCCTAATCGAAAGGCCCGTGGTGGACGAGGAGACTCGCCAAATCGTTTACTTTGAACTGGCGCCGAGGGCGAAACTCGATTTTCTCGATCTGGCCGCAATCAAAATCCTGCGGGCATTCGCGGAGGAGCGCCGGCAAATCGAAACCGCGCTCGACGCGCTCAGAAACGCGAACGAATCTGTCACCGGCGAGCTGAGAGAATTGGAAGCCCTTTTGACCAAGCTCCACTCAGAACTAAACTCGATCGCCACTGGCGTGGCGGTCATTGCCGTTCGCGCGA